CAAGATTTCTATCAGAACATTGATAAACAGTTTCTATTACCTTATCTCGTTCTCTTGTTTTATTAAGATAATCAAAAAAATCTTCTTTTGAAATTCTTTCTGATAATTTCTTATCAATTTTAACCATATTAATACTCCGTCAAATAAATTGTTATAATCTGATTATAATAAAAAGTCATTAAATCCATAAGATAATCAAAAGAAGTTGTTTCAATTTTTTCTCCATCAGGATTTTTAACTACTGCTCTATCAAATTGATATTCATAAGAATAAATCTCATCTCTAATTTCATCTATATTATCTTCAGTTGTCCTAAAAATTCGTTTAGTTACCATAATTATCCCTTTCAATTTTTTATTTATATACTATATATAAAACAAAAAAAGTGCTTTGTCAAGCACTTTTTTAATCTTTTTCAATCTTTTTAATAGTTTTTTCTTTTGCCAGTTTTTTCAAATACTTATTATATTTTTCCAATCCTAACAAACGATACTCTTTTGCTATACAATCAGAAACTCCATTGTAATAAGCAATTTTCGTTCCATCATGTAAATGACCTTTAATATGAAAGAAATTGATTCTATATTCATATCTCAAATCTCTTATTTCATCAAATAATTGAATTTCATAAGGATCAGTTCGTTCATCATCAAGGTGTTTCAATACATGTTTTGAATCAGTCATAATGTTAATTGTTTTATCACCAGACTTTTCCATAATTTTGTTTTGTAAAATAAACTTCAAGGATTGATTAACTGCCCATACTTCTGCAATATTATTGTTTTTACACTCGGTTGTATAACTTCCAAAGGTATAAATATCACCTTTTTTGTCAATAATTACAACCCCACAACCACTCATTTTAGGTCCAGTAGAATAACTAGCATCGGTAAATACAAACATAAAAATACCTATATAATAAGTTTCTATATAAGTATTTACCTAAAAATTTATTGATCAATCATCTTCATAAAATCTTTAATTTCATCTGGTGTCATTAAATCATAAGTATATTTAAATTCTTCATCAGTAAGATATTCAAATTCTTTTCTAATAGCATTATATTTCTTATCAGTAGGCAATTTACTTAAAGGAATCCATTGATGCTTATTCCAACCTTTTTGACCGCAAGAGGTTAATAAAAGCATTTGTAAATCCTTATATTTAGATAGTTCCCAAAAATGTTTATTAACATATTCATTTACACTTTTAGTATATAATTCGTGTTTCTGTTCATTACCGGCAACTGCTGACATCCAACGAGTTAAAGTATATGGTTGAATTTCTTTTTGAGATTCTTCATCTAAAGTTTCATAATAACCATATTCTTTATTATCTAAATGTTTTATTACATCAAATATATTATTTTTATACTCTTTTGCCATGATTTTTCCAGAACCATCTATAAATTCTATTACATCTATTACTTAATGAAAGAATTTCATCAAGAGAAAGATGTTTAGAATTTTCTAATATCCATAAACTTAATTTGTCATTTCTTTCAATAACTTTTTTAGTTAATCTCTTTCTCTTTAATTTATATAACAAACTCATCAATCATCCTTTAAATGATATATCACACATTTAATATCACTATCTTCAAATACTTCTTTAATAATTTCTTCAACAGTATTCCAATCACCATGTGCAATACCACAACCCATTTTATAAGGTATTGCTACTGATAAATTACTTTTTTCGGCAGTTTTTTTAACTGCTTGTAAACAACTCCTCAATGCCATATAATCAGTTGTCATCCCCTTTTGTGAAAAAAGATTTGCTATTAATGGTTTAAAGTAATGATTGCAAAACATTACTTGTCCTAACGGATTAATATTATTATTACTTAATTCCATACATTCTGCTTCATATGCTTTAAATACTTCTGGAAATCTTTCTTTAATTTGAGCAGCTAAACCAGCACCCATTATACCAAATGTATTAACTTGATGACAAATTATGTCCTCATCACCATCAAAAATATTACCTTCTTTATTTTCAATCATAGTTCCTCTCTTTCATCATCATATTAATACATTTATTATTTATTGTCAAGAAATAATTGTCTTTCCCTTGACTTTTTTTCTTTCAACATAAGAAGATTGTTTTTCTTCTTCATCTTCACCAGATAATAATGCTAAATCATCTTCTTCTAAATTTGCTATTAAAAATAATTTCAACCATTGTTCAGCAATTTCTTCATCGGTATCACCAGGTAATCCTTTCTTTCTCATATTTTTAATAAAAGTTTGATTATAAACAACCTCTATTTCCATATTATCTTCATCATTATCTTCATCATAATTTGTTTTAATAGCAACCCAAGATTTTCCTTTGGCATCATTAATTCTTTTAATATGTTCTAACTTATCTATTTTACCATGCTTTAATTCATTATCAAGTAAAGCAATTTCTAATTCTTCCTTTGGTTTATTTTCATATAAAACATTAATTGAATCAACATCATAAGTGTATTCATCAATTATACCATATTCTTTTTGTAAATTAAGAAATTTTAATTTATAATCTGGCAATTTCTTTAATTCTGGGGTATTATATTTCATAGATAAAATAGATTTTTTTAACAAAAACATTGGTGAAAACATAATTTAATCCTTTTTTCTTTTTATTATATCATATTTATAATCATTTTGTCAACTTTTTTCCTTCAAAAAGTTGGTAATGATATAAGATAAATAATGTTATATGATTTTATTTAAGGTAAAAGGTATGAGTAAAATTCAAACATCTAAACAATATATCGTTAAAAAAGATTTAAAAACAATTTTTCCAAAAGAATTTACCAGTAGAGAATTAATAGGAAAATTCTTTGATTATATAATGAATAACTTTTTTGAAAAAAGTTATGAAAGATATATGAACGGGTACATTGGTAAAAAAACTCAAACATTGGAAGAAGGTAACTTTTATATCAAAGAACCTACAACAGAAAGACAATTATATCAACTTACCCCTATGCTAGTTGATATTGATGAAAATAATTCTATTAATGATATAGTTGATTATACTAATTTTATTAATACCTTAAAATTACAAGGTTCATTAGTAACAGATCATAATAGATTATTAAGTAATGAACATTGGTCTTTTTGTCCACCTATTGATGTAGATATGTTTTTAAATTACAACTTTTATTACTGGATAGAAGAAGGTGTTAAACCAATTATATTAAATGCCCAAACAAATGCTATTATGAATATTATTGGTAAAAAAACTTATGATTATATATATGATGATGAATCTGGTGTTCAACAAATAATTCCATTTAAAAATGGAATGAGAATTACTTTTAAAAATGATGACAACTATGAATTTAATAATCAAACATATATTGTAGAAGGTGTTGGAAAATCTATATATTTAGTTAAAGATAATATTAGTGATGATGTTGATATTAATTCAGAACCTGATTATTTTGTTATGGATAGAGGTTGTAAAGATGGTAATCCTTGGTCTTTAAGAAATAGATGGTTTCATATTAATAATATTAAAGATGCTAATCAATATAATCAAACAGAATATAATAATATTAAATATATTCAAGCTAAAAAACCAATTTTATGTTTTAATAAAGATATAGAATTATATAATTTTGGATTACATGATAGAGGTTGGGTTGATGTTATAACAAAAACTCAAAAAAATGATATTAATGGTAATGTTATAAGCAAATCTGATCATAATGGTAAGTTATTTTTAGAAGGAAAATATTTAGATAATGGAGCAAAAATATTATTTACTAATGAAAATAATGCTGAATCTAATAATATGATTTATGAATTATTTTTAATTAGTGATGAAGAAAATAATTTAGTAACATTATATCCTATTGTTAATGGTGAAGACCCTGATGGAAAAGCATTAATAGGAGATTGTATTAAAGTTAAAAATACCATAAATTGTTGTTATCATTTTAATGGTGAAGAATGGATTGAATCACAACAAAAAACAGAAATCTGTCAATCACCATTATTTAATTTATATGATAATAATAAAACTTTATTAAATAATACAAATACTTATACAGGATCATCTTTTAAAGGTTGTACTTTATTTAATTATAAATCAACAGATAATAAATCAGTCACTATTGATAATGATATTAAAAGAAGATTAATAATATCTGATTATGGTAACTATGTATTTGACAATACAATTATATCAGAAAATTTCACATATAAAGAAGTAACAGCAAATGGTTTAATACAAAAAGATATTGAAGGATATAAGTATTATAAAATTATTGATAAAGAAGAATACAAAAATTGTTGGCATTTATCAAAAGATACATTAACTCAATATATAATTACAGAGTTAACGGTTACTGATGAAAATATTAAAAATCAAAAAACATTTATTGATGAAAAGGGACTTAAATTAACTTATGAACCTTTTGAATTAGCATATGAGCCATCTGAAAATGACTTTAAAGAAAATATGTTTGTATATGTTAATGGTCAATTTATTGAAAAAGGTACTTCATTTAAAGATGGTATGTATTTTCTTGATGGTAAAACATTATGGATTTCTTTAAAAACAAAATTAAAAGAATATGACACTATATATGTAAAAATGTTAATTGATAAAAATGATGAAGAATTAGCAAAAGGTTATGTATATGATTTACCATTAATGCTTACATCAAATGGATTAAATGAAGATATTACTGAAATTAAATATAATGAAATGTTTGATCAATGCCAATCTATTTTAGAGAATCAAATTGGTTTTGAAGGTTTAGTTAATGGTGTTAATAATTATAAAGATACAGTAAAAGATGTTTCTTTAGGTACAAAATTATTACAACATTCTACACCAATTCTTAAAACTATGTTATTAAATTCAAAAGAATATACAAATATTAGAAATGTTTTAAATTATATCTCTGATGAATATACTAAATTTAAAAACAAATTTAATAATGTTATTGACAATATGATTAATAATGGTGAATATACAGAATATAATAAAACTTCAACTGATGGAATATATTATAGTAAAACAAATCCATTAGATATTATTGCAAAAGCATTAAATAAAATTAATATCGGTAAAGAAGGATTACAACCATTTTATAATAATGGTGTTGCAGAACAATTAATTAATTTAAATGATGAAGATGAAGCATATTTAAAAGAAACATATATTCCATCAACTCCTGCTTATTTAGGTTTAGATAATTGCTATATTCCAGAAATAATATATCCTAATTCTAATGATTTAAGAAGAAAAGTTTTATTATGCCATGATGGATCATATCAAGCATTAGATAATGATTATAGAGATGAAACAAAATTAGAATTAGAAAAACAAATATATAATTCTATTAATAGCAGATTTAAAGACAATTTACCTTCAATCATTAAACAAAAATATATTCCAGGTAAATTTAGACATACTGATTATACTTATGATGAATATATACAATTATATATACCACTATTTGAAAAATGGTGCGTTGAAAATGATGTAGATTATTCTAATAATGATACATTTATTGAAGATAATACATTTACTTGGAATTGGTCATCATGTTATGATAAAGACGGTTTTCAATTACCTGGATCATATCGTGCAATATATATGTATTATTATGATACAGATAAACCTCATACAAATCCTTGGGAAATGTTAGGATTTGGTAGTAAACCAACTTGGTGGGAAGAACATTATGGACCTGCACCATATACTTCTGAAAATTATCCTATGTGGAAAGATATTGAAGAAGGTCATATTATTGATGGTGTTTCAGAAGGTTATTATGAAGAATTTAAAAGACCCGGATTATTTAAAGAATATTTACCAGTTGATAAAAATGGTAATTTAAAAGATCCTTATGAAATAGGTATTACTGATACAAAACCTATATTAAAATATGCAAATAAACCATGGAAAATTGGTGATTTAGGTCATATTGAAAATGTTTGGAGATATACATCAGAATATAGATATGCTATTCAAACGATATTATTCTTAATGAAACCATTAGAATGGGTTGAATCATCTTGGGATTCAATTAATACTGATATTTTATTTAAAGGAACAGATTATGAACAAATTGTTGATATTAATACGGGTATAAGAAATGTTCAAAATAATATTGAAATGCATAATGAATATATTAATGGAGAATATATTAGAAAATTAGGATCTCAACAATGGTTTTCTGATTTCTTAGTATCAGAATCATTAGATATAACAAATTATATTGGAAATAAATTAAGAGATATTGATATAAGATTAGGATATAGATGTGCCGGATATTATGATAAAGATACTCTCAAAATAATGTCTGATAATTATGGTATAATTCCTTCAAACAATTATCATTTAAAATTAAGTGAAAAAATTACTGGTAATATATATAGATATTCTGGAATTATTATTCGTCAATTACCAAATGGTTGGTTAATTGATGGTTTTGATAAAGAATACCCATATTTTAATATATTTACACCAATAATTAATGGTAAAAAATCACCTGTTGAAATAAATGGTAGAAATTTTACATATTATCATAATTATAATAATGAAATTACTCAAATAAAATATAAAACAATAATTACATCTGCACAAGAAGTTTATAATATAATATGTGGTTATGAAAAATATTTAGAATCCATTGGATTTGTATTTAATCTTATAAATGAAAACGGAGAACAAATTGATTTCAGATATTGCGGAAGAAACTTCTTAAGATGGTATTCTAACGAAGCAGTAAAAGATGGTGATGTATTGTTACTTAACCCAATGATTTCAGAAATAAATCTTAAAACAAAGGGTTTTGTTGATAAAGTTGGTAAATTCTTTAATGGACATTGGTCTGTTATTAATACAACACCAGCAAATGTTTATAATAATGAATTATTTATTTATAGACATAATGGTTATATATCTGTTAAACCATTAGAGCCTGAAAAAACTAATATTGCATCAATTAAATTCACAACTTCTGAAAAAGAAAATGTAATTATCTTTGATAATGAAACTATATATGGAGATACATTATATAATTCATTAAAAGGTACTAAAACCGAAAGATTTAAAATATTAGGTAATAAAACTAATGGTTGGAATGGAACATATTATGCTCCAGGATATATCATTAATAATAAAGAAACAATAGAACCTAACTATGATAAATTAGCAAATGATTTAAACTATATTTATGATTCTGATGATATAAGATCATTTGGTAAAATGGGTGATGAAGCAAGAAAAACTATTGGTTATCATAAAACAAACTATATGGAAAATCTTTTAATTGATAATAGAAATATGTTTGATTTCTATAAAGGTATGTTAAAAGAAAAAGGTACTAAATTAGCATTTAATAAGCTTAACCGTTCTACCCACATTATGTCAGAAGGTAGTTCCGAATTAAATTTAGATGAGCATTGGACATTTAAAGTAGGTCAATTTGGATATACAAAGAGTAAATCTACATTGGAATTTTTAATCAATGCTGAAGATATTTCTCATGACCCTCAAATAATTACTTTTTCAAGTGATCCAAATTATTATTCTACAGATAGTTCAAATATTGCTATAAATTGGAATAGTAAAAATTGGCTAAAGAAAAATAATGAAAATCAAGATAGAAATACTTTCTTATATTCAGATAATTATAAGAAATTACCTTGTGGTGGTTTTGCTCAATTAGATGATTGTAAATATATCCTTGAAAACAAAGATATATTAGAAAAAGAAATTGAAAATTTTGACATCAATGATAAAATATGGATTGTTAGAGATAATTCTTATACTTGGAATATGTATAAAAGAATTGATAATGATGATACACCATTTAAATCATTAAAAGTTAATAATATTAACGAATTATTATCATATGACAATTCATATTTGGATAAAAATGATTTAATTTATGTAGAAAAAGATATATTAGATAATTGGATATTCAGAATTACTGATGATGATAGTGATTCTAATTTAAATATATATATTAATGATACAAAAGGATTATTAAAGAATCAAAATTATATAATAAAATCAAGTGCTTGGTCTGTATTTAAATATAATGGTATTTTACCTTATGGATATATTTTATCTATGCCTAATGGTATTATATCAATTATAGATAATTCTTCAGAATATATTTTAAGAATAGAAAAAGATTTAGTATTAAATTTATCTGATGGAAAAGATGAAAATAGTGAAAATCTTTATAAGAAATATGTTATTAAAAATAATTTACCAATAACTTTAACAAATGGAAAATACATATTCTTATCAATTCATAATGATAATCCACAATATATAATTAATAATAAATTTACTAATAATGATATTGAACCAATAACTCATTCCAAAAATGATTTTTGGTATAATCCTAATACTAATTTATTAAGTAGATGGAATGGAGCATTTTGGGAAAATTCTTCTACAAAATTATATGCTTGGAAATTTAGTAGTACAAAATATTATACATTAGATGATATTTCAACATTAGATGAAAGTGAAATATCAACATTACCTATATATTCTGTATCAGGAACTAATGTTACAAAAATATCAAATAATATTACTAGATATATTCCTTATAGATATGCTTGGAAATATAATAATACAACATATTATACATTATCTGAAACACCAAAAGCTGGCGATATTGTATATAATAATAATGAAGTTCAAAAAGATATTATTTCATCATTTTTTGACGGTGCTGAATATTTTTATTGTGATAATAAAAAATATATTAGAACAAAATCTTCAGATATTGCACCAATTGTTGTTATTGATGGAAATCAATATAAAAGATTGGAAACTTCTGATATTGCACCATATTATTATATAATGTTAGCAGAAATAGAAACTGATAAAGGTGTTACAGATAAATACAAATTAACTAATATCAATGTTGTCAATCCATATAATTTAGAGAGAGTTGAACAAAAACAAATTGATAATAATTTAATTAAATCTGCTTATTTAGTTGATAATATTACAGATAAAACATTTTCAGTAATTTATCCATTTGATCCTTTACATTGTGTATTACCTCAATATATTCTTAATGAAATTAATTTCATAGAATCATATGATCCAGTAAATTATGATGATCCAAATAATTGGTCAGAAAAAAATCTTGGTAAATTATGGTGGGATACTTCAAAAGTGAGATATATTGATTACTATCAAGGTAATTTAAAATATCGTAGAGATAATTGGGGTAAACAATTACCTGGTTCTGAAATTGCTATTATGGAATGGGTTAAATCAACAATTTTACCAGAAAATATTGAAAAATACATTACACAAAAAATATTCAATGCTAAAACTAATAAATATGATATTTATTATTATTATTGGTTACAAAATCCTTCTGAATTACCTGAATATAATTTTAGAACTATGACTGCTTTTGATATTTCAAGAAAAATTAATTCTCCACAAGATGAAGATATTATTTGGTTTGCTCCAATTAATTTAACAAATAGAGTTTATGATGATTCATCATTTATAATTGGTAATTTTGATAATGTTACAACTTCACAAGATTTTGTTATTCAATTTAATTCAAAGAATAAAATAGATAACAATGATCATAATGAATGGTTAATGATTATTGAAGATTCTGATGATGAAATTCCTGATGCATTATGGAATAAAATGAAATATTCATTAATTACAGAAGACGATTTAAATCAAATTGTTCCAGATCCAACATTAACAGATTCTGAAAAATATGGTATTAATATTAGACCTAGACAATCAATGTTTAAAGATATTATTAATGCAAGAAAAAATTTCACAGATGTATGTAATTATATTTTCAGTAATAGAGATATCTTAACTTCATCAACTGATGATTTTTCAAAGATATTAATTAAAGATACTTCTTACAAAAATACAAATATTTCTGAAACATTTTTCTCACATGAATCTATGATGTTAAATAAAGATAAATCATTAATTGGAAAAGATGTTTTAATTGAACATGATGAATTATATGATGGTATTTGGACATTATGGCATATGTATGGAATTGGAAATTATAAATTAATTAATTATCAAAAATATGATGTTAGTAGATATACATATTTTATTGATGCATTTTTAAATAAAAATTATTCTAAAGATACATATAATAAAAAAATATATATTTCAAAATATGACAGAGAAATTATGCAATTAATTAATAAAGGTATTCCAAATGGATTTATCATTAGAATTGATGATGATTCTACAAAAGATTGGTTATATTTAGAACAATGGAATGAATCAACACAAACATTTAATGTCATTGGAATAAGAGATGGATATATCCAACTTAATGATAATTTATTTAATTATTTAGAAAATCCTGATGATACATTATTCATTAATAATATTTCTAAATATGATTATCTAAATGAAGAAGTTAAAAAAGTTATAGAAATTTTATGCGATTATTTTTATAATAGATAATTTTTATATTGATTTTTTGTCAAAAATATGATATAAATAAAGTATATAAAAAATAATATAAGGAAATTAACTATGACTAATCCATTAATGCAATTTGCAAGAAAAGCAGAATTAACTGTAAAATTAGCATCTGATCCTTCTTGGTATCCAGAAAATTTTATAAATTATACTTTAAATGGTGAAGTAGAAGTTTATCCAATGTTACCAAAAGATGAATTAATGCTTTATAATCCAGATGCTTTATTATCTGGACAAGCAATGGTAAATTTAATTAAATCTTGCTGTCCAGGTGTATCTGATCCTAAAAATTTATATTACCCTGATGCTAATATTCTTTTATTAGCAATTAAAAAAGCAACTTATGGTAATGAACATAAACAAGAATATTTTTGTCCAAAATGCTTTGAAAAATTGCAAGAAATTAGAGAATTAGAAGAAGATAATACAAGAAAGAAAGAATACACAAAGAAAAAGAAAGAATATGATAAATTAATTGAAGAACGTAAAATAACTGATCATGAAGAAGAATTTACATTAGATATTAATAATTTACTTCTTGGTATAACTCATTTAAAAGATAATTATGAAGTTGAAATAGAAGGTTTAATATATAATTTACAACCACATACATTAGGACTTAAAGAACAATATTCTTTAATTACAAATCAAAGAATGAAATTATTAAATATGTATCAAGAAACTCTTGAAAGAGAAGAAGATGTTAGTAATGAAGAAAAAAATAAAATCATGGAAGAAATTTCAAAAATTCAAGCAATAATGATTGAAAACAATGATGAAATTTTTTCTGAATCAATAAAATTCATTAAATTACCTGATGAATCAATAGTTTCTGATAAATCTTTAATTAAAGAATTTATTTCAAATTGTAAATCTTCAATAATAAACAAATTATCCGAAGAAATAACTAAAATAAATGCAGTTGGTTTACCAGAATCAATAAAAGTTAATTGTGGATATTGTGGCCATGAATTTGATATGCCAATTATAGGATATAATCAAACAGATTTTTTCGGTTAATGCTCTTTTCATCATCTGATGAAGAAATTGGAGCATTATTAAAACAATTAGAAAATTTATCTGAATCATTTGAAAAAAATTTAATGATGATGCATATAAAATCCAACGGTCATTTATCATTATCAGATGTTTATCAAATGACATATAAAATGCGAGAAATATATACTGTTTGTCATAATGAATATGTAGATGAACAAAATAAAGAGATAAATTCAATTAATTAAAAAAGGAGATTGATTTTCTCCTTTTTATTTTTGATAAATATTGTAAAAAGGAGATTAAAATATGGGTATATTTATGGCATTTTTTAGAAGATTGTTTGGTGGATATGATGCTAAACATGATTTATTTGAAAAGAGAGGAATACAAATGATTTTATGTATTCTTGTAACATTTTTATGGGAATTCTTTGCTATGAGTCAATTATGGTGGGTTTCTCTTATCGTTAGTATATTAGTTTATATCTTTTGGTGTAAAGGTCATTGGTACTATTTTAAATGTGGTACTGAAGATAACAAGTATATTGACGAAGAAATGGCAAAAGGTAGAAAACCTGCTATGAATTGGTTAGTTTCAAGAGTTAATAAATGGTTAGGTTTCAAAGAACGTTCTAAACAATATTGTTTTATAGGAATGATGTTAAGATATGGATTATGGTCTATTCCTTTGATTTTCTTTGTTGGTTGGAAATTTTTTGCAGCTGCTTTTGCTATTCCATTTGTTTATAATGCAATGTTTTGGGTTGATTTACCTAAAACAAAATGGTGCGGTTCACCAACCAACTGGGCAGAATGGTTTTCTGGATTGCTTATTGGTTGGGCATTGATGTAATAAAAAACCCTCTCAATTGAGAGGGTTTTAATTTTATATGAAATTTTTAATTAACAACCTGCGGCTCTTAAACATTCTGCAATTTCAACATTTAAAGAATCATCATCTTCTTCAATCATTTCTTCTGATTCTTCAATATTAGGATTTCTTGCTCCATCATGGAAAGGATCTTCACCAGCAAGTAATTTATCAAAATCTGCTCTTGTCCATTCATTACCAAATTGGTCAATAATCATACCATTTTTGGTAATTCTTTTAATTTGTGGTTTTTCAATATCACTTTTTGTTTGAGCATCTTCATCACCAAATGAACAATTAGGATTTCTACAATCATTAGCATCTAATTCAACTTGTTCATAATGATTAGGATCAAAATTATAATCATAACGACCAGTATCATTTGCCATAGCATTGCCTGCTAATGCTCCTGCAACACCAATTGCAGCTGCACCTTTTTTCAATTTATCTTTCCAACCTTCGTCTAATTCATCAGAACCATAAATTTCATCATATTGTGCTTTATATTCATCAAAATTATCTAAATCTGCTTTTGTAACTCTACCAAATCTATCACCATTAGCAAATTTAACTTTAGCAATAATTTTTGCTTTTCTTAATTGTTCGTCAGTACCTTGACCACCCCAAACACCCATTTTTGAAGATGATTTATCTTCATCATCATCTCTAATAAAACCTGCTCTTGGAAGATAATCTTTAATACCTTCTTTTAATTGAACACCAGCTGCTCTTAAGCATTCTTCAATATCTTTATCATATTTTTTAGAAGAATCTTTTTTATCTTTTTTAGGTTCTTCTTTCTTTTCTTCTTTATTAGGTTCAGATTTCTTTTCAGTAGTTTCTTTTTTAGAGGATTTATCTTCTTTCTTTTCAGTAGTTTCTTTTTTAGGTTCTTCTGAAGTAGATTTTTCTGATTTTGTTTCAGATGATTTAATCTTTGGTTCTTCATACTCAAATGATTTAAAATCAGACATATCAATATCACCTTTTTCAGCACCTAAACCCATTTCTTGTTTATCTGCTTTACCAGATGATTTAGACATTTCAAAACTTGCTTCATCTTTCATTACAGATTTACTTGTAGAAGCAATCAATGATTCACCTTTTTCAGCTTCTTCACCAACTTCTCCAAAATCAGATACTTCTGACCAACCTTTTGATGATGAAATTTTTGGTAATTTTACTGGTTTATCTGTATATGGTAAATCAGCTTCTTGTAAATCTTGTATTAAATGACCTTTCTTTGTCATAAAATCAACATATTCATTCAAGGTTTTAAAAGATTTATAACCTTGTCTTCCACTTATAGTTTTAATTAAGAATTTCATTTTTAATCCTCTATTATAAATTGTATCATATATTATTATTTATATAAATAATAGAAAAATTAAGTAACTTTTTTATTTTTCAAAAGTTTTTTAATTTTTATATAAATACTTACAGATACATTTTATTGTATCATAAATTTATAGGAGAAAAAATATGACAAAATTATTTAATCAATATTATACAAAGAAATTTGGATTACCAGACATGTTTACTGCTATGAATGGTGCAATTCAATACTTTGAATTAACAACTGGTGGTGTTTCTTTAACAGCTGCTGATCCAAAAGATCCTGAACATCCAACAATTGAAGAAGCATTAGCAATTGCTTCTGCACAAGCTAACTATTTAAGAGTTTTAGAAGTTTTAAGAAGTAATGGCGCACAACCAGTTATTACTTATGTTGATGGTGAAAAATTAGGTTTCACATTAGAACAAACATGGGTATATGGTGAAAGAGGACCAATGCAAGTTTCTGCTCACTATGGAGAAAAAGATGGTGATGAAAGAAGTGGCTTAGCTGATGAAGAAAACAAATACGTTGGTTTAAAAGATGGTGCTGTTGAAGAAATTAAGAAATTATTCAAAAATGTACCTGTTCTTGAAGCTACATCTGAATCTGGTAAAATTGAAGACATTGTAGTTGCAGAAAAAGTAGAATCAGATAATGTTGTAACATTTGATAGTGTTGATGTTTCTATTAAAGTTACTGTTGGTTCTTTAAATGCAAATAAAGTTGATTTAGCATAATTTTTAAATTTTACATCAATTATTAAAGAGGAGTTTTTTAACTCCTCTTTTTTATTAATAAATACTTATGAGAATCATTTTAAAGGATATTATCATGGTAATAGTTTTAGGATCTCATTCCGTTAATCCATCTTTAATTTTAGGAACTAAAAAAGAAGATAATGGAAAAGGAAATAATTAAAGGGAGTTTTAAAACTCCCTTTTTTATACAATTTGTAATCTTAAATTATAATCTATTTGTAATGTAATATTTAATGCTTTTTCTATTGGATAATGACAAATATGTGTAATTAAATCACCACTTGCTGTTCTTAATCCAACTTCTGAAAATTGATATTCTTGTGTTGCTATTTGTGTATCATTATTATATATACTTTGAGATGATGGTTCATCTTTATTTAAAGTACAATGAACTAAAACATCTGAATAAACGTTACCTGTAATATGAGAAACTTCTATAAAATTATGTTCTTTATCATTATTTTCAGAATCATTAGCATCAACAATTTTAGCATAAGTTTCATTATATAATGATGCCATTCTACCAATTGTTTGAGGAGCAGAATATAAAAATTCATTAGAAGCATTTACTCTAACACCACCATTACCAAAAACCATTTCTCTAATAAAACCTTTACCATGTGCTAATGATTGTGCTAATGCCAAAGACATATTTTCTGGATGGATTGCATTATGATGGTCTAATAAAACTTTTCCAGTTTCTTTTTCCCAAATTCTTAAATGTCCTTTAATTTTATAGTTAATATTTTCACCAAGCATTGTTTATTATCCTTATCCTAACATTAATATTTTATTATCACCAATAATAAATATCTTACTATCTGTTGTTATTATTTCTTTATTTGGATATGTATATTCCAAAAGTTTCATAATATTATCATCTAAATCATTAATTGAAGATGATTCTTTAATATAATGATTCATAACTTTTTCTGAAACATATCCTTCATTAATTAAAGAAAGTTTATTTATACCGTTATTTATTTCAAAACTTTCCTTAACTTCTGGTGTATCTCTTAATTTTGTTAATCTAACATATTTTTTAATATTTTCTTCATCACAAGGAAGTTGTTCATGATGATTTATTGTTGTAAAAAACCATTTTTTCTCATTAGTTAAAAAAGAAATATCTTTAAGAACATTAAGAAGAATCTTTGGAAATGATATTTTTCTTTCAAATTCTACAAATAATATATACTTATTATCTTCTGTAATTGTATCAGCAATTTCTATATCTTTAATTTCCATAAAAAATGATTTTTCAACAAAATCTTTTAATTCATCTGCAACATCTCTATCATTACAGAAAAATGCTATTGTAATATTATCATCATCAATTTTACTAACATACTCATCTACTGAAATAAAATTACTAACACAATATTTTAAATCACCAACTCTTAAATTTTCCGTCAATTTTGTCATTTAAACAATACCTCATGATTATAATATTATTTATTCATTTTTTACTTGACAATTATATTTTATATGTTATATTATCATTACGAAAGGAGAAAAACTATGGCAAAAGAGAAATTTCAAAATATTAATGTTAATGGTTTATCATATAAACTTAAATTAACAACTCAAAATAATCCGGAATTAGGTAAAGATGCTCGTGGAATTATTCATTATGAAAAATTAAAGATTTTTTTAGATAAAAATGTTGCAGAAGAATTAAGAGTTAAAACTCTTTATCATGAACTTGCCCATGCATTTTGTGAATCAACATCTTTTAATAATATGTTAATGGATAAGTTTGGCGATGATAGTTACGAAATCTTTATTGACAAACTCGGGGAAGTTATTGAAAAATTTATTCATGAAAACAATATTGATGTTATTGAAAATTTCGTAAAAAAAGAGGGGTAAAACCCCTCTTTTTTTAATTTATTTTTTAAGATAATGGAATACAAATTACTGGACATACACCGTAGTTAATAGTATCATTCTTGCTGTCGCAATTCATATTGCCATCATTGTGAATGCGCCATGCGTAATTGTAATTTCCCTCTGTAGATGACCATAAACCCTTTGATGCACCACATTTAAATCCACTCATCGTTCTATCACTATATGTAGAAGCAGTTGGATCATATTGATCTAATACATCTTTATTATTATATAATAATTGTAATTCAATAAAATTAGGTAAAACTGAATAATAAGTATTACTATCAATTGTTACAGAACAGGCATTTCTTGCAAAATTAAATGCAGGATAATCTGTTGCTGTATATGTACTTAAAATTAAATCAGTATTATATTTACCTGTATGATGATCTGCTAAAGATTCTGATGAATTATTATTATTATTTAATGGAGTATCTACACCATATGTTCCCCATGTTATTGCTTCATTAGTTCTATATACAGCATCTACAACTGCTAATACATAGGCATTTCCTTCATGACCTTGTAATACACCAACTACTGTTGCTTTATTATCAATTCTTGATCCTAAAGTTGTTGGAATAGAAGGGGTTGGAGTAGGTGCTGATCCGGTAGCACCTGCAAATAAATCTGGTGCATAAGCACTATTATTTCCTAAAATTAACATAATTAAAATCCTTTTGTTAAATTATATAATTATTTATTCTATATTCAATCTTTATAATAAAAATCACCATAATTTCTTATGGTGATTTTATTTAGATTTTTCAGTATCTTATGCTGATAATGATGCACTTGAAAGAGTACCAGTATTGACAACTCTAATAGGAATAAAGATAAATTCAATACCTTTAACTATTTCAATAGCAATATTTGCATGCAATTCTTTACGACTGATTGTTTCTGATGTATTAGGTGTTTCTGTATCTAATACAAAGTCATAAAGTTCTTCATTAGTAACATAAGATGATAAGATTGTTCTTAATACATAATCAAAATCATCTCTTGTTGATTTGATATTCTTTCTAAAGAAGAATGGTGTAACAGCAGCATCCAATTCTCTCTTTAATCTTAATAATGTTAATATTGCATGTTCATCAGATAATGATGTATTACCATTATTTTCAGTATTTTCACCCCATAATAACAATCCAGTATTTCTTCTTGCTATAATTGGATTCATTGATTGACTAACAATTATATCACCTATTCCATCAGATAATGAAACTGGAGCATATTCATCTTCATCAGTAATATAACCAACAGAAGAAACATTACTTACTACACCATATTGACTACCAGCACAAATTGCACCTTTTGGTAAGTTTAATAAGTTTTTCATTTTAACAAATGATGTAGGAACAGCAACTGCTTCACCATCAACATTAGATGTCATACCCATAGGTGGATATTGTCTTGTTATATACATATCTCTAATTACACGACCATCTAAACCATGATCTGCATTATTAGCATTTATACCCCAATCTGTAATTGCTCTTACAGTAGGTGCTAATGTCTTAGGTGTATCAGAAACGATATAGAACATTTCTTTCTTTTCTTTATTTAAATCCATTAATTCATTATCAATTTCAGGATATCCTGGACAAGTAGCATAGAAGAAATCATAATTGATTGATCTTAATTCTTCACAAGAATTAATTGCACCAGCTAATGCATCAACAATCATTTTTCTTTGTGCTTTTGCACCAAATAATCCAGCACCGTTTAAAGCATTTCCAGAAGCAGATACCCAACGAGATAATGTTTTACCAGGAACATTTTCTGCAGATTTTCCAGGAAATGCATTTTTAACATATTTTTTAACATTATTTGATGAGAATCTTGTATTAAATAAAATCATTTCTTTTGGATATGCAGTAGCTTTTGGAGCATCTGGATCAACAGTTGAAGATGTTAATATAGTACCACTAACTTTACCATTATCTGCAATTTCCATTGTCAATGGTTTATCTTCATCATCATAATATCTTGCATCTGCAAATAATACACCATATGCTGATGTTTGGTCACTATTATCTAATAATTTCCAACCAGTAGATTCATATCTATAAATTGCTGGATAATTTTCAGCATTTGTATCAATCCATAATGAAAATGGATTAATTTCTCCACTTGGTTTTTCAGATGTAATATATAATTCAGCATTTGAATGAGCAACACTTAATCCTTTCCAAGCAGATCCAGTATTAACCAAAATATCATATTTTTCTTCACTATCAAACCATAATGTTCCATCTTTTGGTTCATCTTTTGGTTCATTTATTGAAATTTCAACATTTTTCGCATCATTCCAAGAAATTTCTACTTCTTTATCTTCAATTTTTGTTATTTCACTAAATCCATCACCTGTTTCAATACCAATAGAAAGACCATCAGTTGATTCAAATACTAATTCACCATTTGTTAATGATGCTTCAACAGAATCAATACCTTTTGATTTCATAAATTTATTAAAGTAAACAATAACTTTACTAACTGTATTATGTTCTGCATCAGAACAATTACAATAACCTTCTTTATCTTCATTATTTACTGAAGAATTGTCTAATCCTGCTACATTGAAAATATAATATCCAGATAAAACAGTATCAGGTGTTAATGTTGTTTCTTCACTTGGTGTAATAAATGATGTTTCACCTTCTTTTCTTGAATATTCTTTTACAGTAATAACAGCTTCACCATTATCATTACCACATAAAGCAAACATTGTCCCTTCTACTAAAGCACTTCCAAAATAATCTTCTGCTTCAATATATGAATTGAACATAGGAATTGTATGAGAACTCCAAGTTGAAAGAATTGAATTATAAACTCTCATATTAAGTTCTGTACCATCATTATAAGATGACATACTAATCCAAATTGATCCTTCTGGTTGATTTTCAGGCATATTATTATATGTTGCAAATGTAAATGTTACATTATTATCTACTTTTGTTGCCCAATCACTTGATCCAATTAAATACCATTCATTACTTAAGCATTCATAAAATTCACCACCGCTTGTTGTTTTAACAAAAATAATATCATTTTCTGTTTTATCAGCTTCTTCTAATGAATCATAAATTTTAACATTTACATAATCCCATTGATTAATTGTAATTGTAGCATTACTACCGTTACTTCTATAAACACCAAATGAAGAAGTAGATAGATCTAACCATTTTGTACCATCTTCAACAGATGTTTTTGGTTCTACTGTTGATGGTTGTAATTGACCTAAATCAATATCTGCTCTAACAGCATAACCCAATGATGAACTACCCATTGCATTATATAAACCTAACAAACCAACTTCGTTTAATTCATCACCTTGCATAACAATTCCATTAACTTTTGTAAAGTTAGGAACACCAAATGTATTAATAACATCTCTTTGTGAAGTCATAACAAGCAATTCATTTGCAATAGTTGTACCTGGAGCAATTTCTCCTGTACTAGCATCTAAAACTTTATTACTTTTTGTTGCAAAAACATATAAAGGAATTATAGTATTAACACCAGCACCATATGCAGATTCATCTGATATTGTTATAAATGACTTTGCTAATTCTGCCATAATTTTTCTCCTATATTTATTATTTAAGACAAATTTTTTAAATTATGCCTTTGTATTTATTTATACATAGAAATCTAAAATAGGGGTGTAATTAACATTAATAAAAGTTATATAATAACTCTAAACTCACATTCTTTATATTACCATTTTCATCCATAATGGTTATTAAAGAATCTCCTGAAAGACAATTATACTCACGATTAAATCTTTCTTCACCAATTCTTTTTAATTCCATATCTGCCCATTCTTTTGTTTTTAAAGGACATTTATCCCAAGTAACTAATTGACTTTGAAAACCATTATATCCAGCAGGAGATTTTTCTACAACTTCTACGATAGTATTTTCATTTCTAATACTTTCAGCATAAGTTTCTGCTTCATCTTTTGCTTTAAATAAATGAAAATCACGATATAATTCACCATTAATTTTAAGCATATAATCACATGGTATATCTAAACCTTTATCATCAACTTTCATTTTAGCACCATTCCATAATTGGAAGAATAAATCTGTTTCAGATATTGGTGTGGATGTTATAAATAAAGAACCTTGTGATGATGATAATGATGGTGTTAATGCTGAAAAGAATTCATTTTGTTTTTCAAGACCTTTTTCAGCAGAATCTTGCGATCCAATAAAAGCAAACTCATCAACATACACAAGAGCAGGTGTTAAACCACGAGGAGCATTTGAATTAGAAGGTCTTACAAAAATTTTTGAACCATTATCAAATTCCATTGTTGTTTTATTACTACCAATTATTCCTCTTTTTAAAAAATTAGGACAATATTCATATGCTAATCTTATTTTTTCAAGGTTTTCAGAGGCAGCATCTTTTGATTGTGCGCATACTAATATTTGTTTATGATCAAATACCATAGCATACCACAGAATATATATAGCAGTTGTGATCGTTTTACCAAGTTGTCTTCCAAAGAGTGAAATTACGTTCTTTGAAGTATGTAAATTAAATAACATTTCTCTTTGATAATCAAATGGTTCATAATGTTGAATACCATTTCTATTAACATAACAGCAATTTTCAGCAAAAAATAATATACCATTAATTGGATCATATACTTTTTTATAGATTTCCTTTTGCAAATCTGTTAAAGTATTATATGGTCTCGTTTTTTTAATAGGACCTGTCCCAACTGGTAATTTATATTTTACCATACTCATCTCCAAGAGGTTTATAGAATTATTTACTTTTAAAATAATCATAAAAACCTTTTTAACAATGATTATGAATAAATAATTGTATATGATAATTTAGGGAATAAATATGAAATATTCAACACTTCAAACTGATATTATAAATATCTTGCATTCTACTGATTACAATCTTTATTTAAAGTTTTATGATAAAGATGGTAATACAATTATTGATTCAAATGAAGCAAAATGGATTTACATCAATAATTATAATATCATGATTTCATTAATGGATGATGATAATCCAGTTATTAGTATATGGAAAGGAACAAATTCATTTAATGATAATATGAAAACTATTTTACAAAGAATTAGAGAATTAGCAAATCTTAATGGTGTTAGTGTTGAAGTTAAAGTTTATTCTAATTTAAATCAAAGAAAAATTTATAATTTAATTAAAGATACAATTACAAAATTAAATAAAAATAAGGATGATGATAAAATGAATGAATCACATGGTATTGATGAATCATTATGTATATTAATTAATACAGCACATAATACAAAAAGAGTTGCTGATATGTATTTGTCAGAAGATTTGCAAAATAAAAAAACACAAAACATTTTAAAAGAAATGATTGATGAGATTTGTTCTTTAAAATCTTGCAAATCATTAGATAAAAAATGTTTTGATAAATTATTCACTATTAAAACATTATCCGAAACAAAAGATTTTGTATCTTCATTAGATAAAAAAACTATTAAAACATTATCCGAAAATATTGATAATATTAACAATATTGTAAAATATGTTAAAAACAGATATACTAACAATCTTGATATTAATCAAAAGAAACCTACATCATTATTTGTTTTAGAAAATGCTAAAGTTTATATGGTTAAAGAAAATAATACCAAAGAAAATCTTATTAATGCTTATAATAAATTAGTTACTTGTGGAGATAAATTATCTTCTGGTACAGATTTATTAAGAGCAATTAAGAAAAATCATCTTTGTGAAGAATTCAATGTTAATAAAAATGATTTAATCAATTTCTGGTTATATGAATCAAACAATCAAAAAATTCCTGAAAAGAAAGTATTTGTTATTGAAGATTGTTATGGTGCAAAAACATTCTTTAATGAAAAATTAGCATTTGGCATTAAAGCATTAGCAGAACATATCAATAATGGTGGTATTAAAAATGATTTAATATGTGAAAATATTATTAAAGAAACTACTAAATATAATGAAATCAAAGATTTTATTAATGAATATTATGATAGATACTCTTTAAGAAAATATATTATTCAATTTAAAGATATGCTTGCTGAAACTATTTCAAAATTAACTAATAATTTTAATAAAGCATTATTTGAATCCGTTGAAGAAGAAATTAATTATTCAGAAAACTATAATGAATTAGTTAAAAAAATGGGCATTGAACATCCTGCTATTAAATATCTTGCAATAAATGAAACAAAAATTCAATCTCAATATGCTTCTGTTTTAATGGAAAAAGCAGATAATGATGAAGAAATCATTTATGAAAATATTAAACCATTTTCTAAAAATAATACTGAATGTCAAAAAATTATCCAAGAAATGATTGAAAATAATAGTGATAAAATACTTAATGAAAATACTAATATCACAAGAAGTAATGGAAAAGAAATTGCTACAAAATTATTCAATCAATTAAATGAATCACAAGTTGATTCACCAATTACATCAGCATTATTTAATATAATTCATTCTAAACGACCTTTAAATAGTTCTAAAATAGAATTTTTAAAAACATTAGATAAGTATTTAAATTAATAATTGAGGGTTAATTAACCCTCAATTATTTTACAAACAACAAATTGTTTGATAAAGACGGAAACCTTTGCCATTTAACAATTTTTAATTATTTTTTGTTCCTATTAATTATTTCTTCATATTGTTCATCACTCCATTCTCTAATGGTTTTAATGATGAATTGCTTAAATGCTTTTTTAGGATGAAAAATAAAATACCACATTATCATATCTCCTTATATTTTTAATTATTTTTTGCTCTTAAAATTACTGATACAGAACAATCTTCATCTCTATTTGTAAAGATTATTTTATCTTTATATATCTTAATATAATTTGTTCCATTCATTTTTTCAAAAGATTTATAAATAGCATTGAAATAATCAAATGAAATTAAATTTGATTCAGTAAAATCTATAACAGATGTTTCTCCTAATTTAATTTTAATACTATCAACTGATTTTGATTCATCACCAATAACTACATAAACATCATTATCTTCAATTTTTAATTTAAATTGTTTATCATCAAGAATTGAAACTGCTCTTGAAATTTGCCTTATAGATTCTTTATCAATAGTAATATTTGAATCATTCAATCTTGCTAAAACAAATTTCTTTTTCTTATACATAGCATTATTTTCTTCTTGTGCTTTATAAAATTTATATGATTGAAGATAATGCTTAATCTTTACAGTAGGTGATTTAAAATGAATTACAGATGGACAATCTCTATTTAAAGAACTATCATATTCACCGTCTATTTTAATATCCATTGTATCAGTAAACATACCTAAAATGGAACTAATCTTACCCCAATTTCTAAAAGCAAAAATTGGTTCATCATAATATTCATTACATTGACTATGAACATAAACAACTTCATCATCAGTTATACCAGACATATTACAAGTAGGATTTTTTTCATCACTAAATACTGGAACAACTTCTAAATCTAATGATTTAAATAAATCATTGTTTTTTAAAATCATTTTTTTAATTATTTCATTACTTGCCATTATAAACCTCTTTTATTACATTATTATATATGATTATAAAACATTTGTCAATCTAAAAATGTTATGAAATCATTAATATCATCATTTGTTCTCATAGCATCTGATAATCTTAATTTCCAATTAACTGCTTTAAATATTGTATCTAATGTTGTATCAATAATACTATCTTCCATATCTTGTTCAGCAAATGGTAAATCTTTAAACCATTTCGGTAAATTAACCAAATCAATAGGATAAGCAATACTTTTCATATTATAAGCATTATTTGGAATTAATGAACATACAATAACTTTATCACCATCTAAAATCTTTGGAGTAATTTTATCATCATTAGCATCAATCAATTTATTCCAATTAATACTTGCCATAACCTGACCAACACTACATTTACCAGTTTTATTATATTCATCTGTATAAAATTTTAATTTATTACATGCCTTTGGTCTTCCTTTTTCCCAAGGTTCAAGTAATTTCCATTTATTCTCACCAAATTCTTTAAGTATTTCATAAAGTTTTTCTTTACTACCATCTACTAGAATTGATTGAAGCATTTTCTTTAATAAATCTCTTACTAATTTTGGTGTATCTGAACGAGCAACTTGAATACCCATAATCTTCATCTTACCAGGTTTTCCGTCAACATCTTGTCTATAACCATCTTTATCAATAACTAATAAAGCATAACGTTTTTTACCACATATTAAACCACGACTTGCAACAACTTCTCTTTCAGATCCCTCACGAGCAGCACCCTCTGGTGTACAATGGAATGTTTTAATCATATATTCTGAAAAAGAACTATTAACTTCTTTACCAACTTTATCAGCATATTTAATAACATTATCCATATCATAATTGAAATCTGGATGAATCTTTTTAAAAGCATCATTTAATGACATATAGCAAGAATCTGTATCACCAGTAACGATACAATTACCAGTATGAATATATTCACCAGACATAACTTCATTTGATTTAGAAGCAAGATGTTGCCAAACTTTACGACCACTCATAGTAATTGAAGAACCAAATCTGAAATCAAAGAATGTACTACCATTATTCAAAATAGCACCATAAGAGGAATTTAAACAAATCTTTTTTACATATTGTTCCAAATCCCAATAATTAACTTGTTCAAGAAAATATCTTTTATGTTTTGAAATAATACGTTCATCATTAGATAATTCCAAATCATTATCTAACATAAATTGTTTTAGTTTATCAACATCATTTTCTTCAATTAAATGTTTTAACATATTAATATCATATTCAATAGGTGTATTTGATTTATTAGGATTATTAAAATCTTTCAATAGATTATTTAATTCATCAGAAATTTTAATTCCAGATTCCAAATCTTCAAAATGTTCCATAGTTTTCTTAAAACCTTTTCTTTCAGAATACCATCTTTTAAACATTCTTGAAACAAGACCTTCTTTATCTGTTCTAAACAATGTTCCAAAAGCAGATATATTAAGATTACTATTTTCAGCAAATACCATATCATGTATTTGTTTAGCAGTCATTTCAATAGATGATCCACCTTCAATATCCAAGATTAATTTTTCATCATTTTGTTCCAAAATATCTTTAAATTCAAGAGTACCCCATTCATTTAACCAAGCATCACCCCACTTAGGAATCTTCTTTCCTTTATTTGAATATAAATCATTATCCTCAATCTTTTTCCAAAGATATGGAATAGTTTTTGTTAATCTAACTTGACCAATAATAGTTTCTGTACTCATATTTAAAGCAATTGTTGTATTAGGATACAATGATGCCATATCATAAGACATTATATAACTATGTAATCCTGGAACAGGTACTGGAACAAATGCTCCTGGTGGAACTATTCCATCAAATTCTTTATTTTTACCTTCTAATCTATCAGGAACTATAATATTACTTTCATGTGCTTCATTAATAATTGCTTGATCAACCCAAGCAACAGTACCTAATGTGGCATCATAAGAGCAACAAATACTATGGCATTGACGATTATGAATATCAATATATTTTAATTTATCTTCCAATCGTTTAACCAACATAGTATCTTGCCTGTTATACAAGATAAAATCTTCATAACGATTTCTATACATATCCTCTAATGATTCGTCATGTTGAACTTTATTCTCACCTAATTCTATTTCAGCAATAGAATCTAATTTATAAGATTCTTTTTTACCTCTTTCGTGTTTCTTATATAATACAAGATAATCAACATTCCATTTTCCATACAATTCATATTCAATATGAACTGATCCAAAATCATCTTTTGCAGTTTTTTCTTTTGGTTCTATATCCCAAACATTTATTCTATTAGCAGATTTTTTACCTAAAACATTATTTAATCTTCTTACAATATAAGGAATATCAAAACGAGAACTGTTATATCCAATTAAACAATCTGAATCATCAAACAATACTAATAATGCTTCTAATAACCCTTTTTCATCATCAAATAAGAAAGTGTTTTCAAATTTATTACACACTTCCAATGCTTGTTCTTTTGAAAGGGTTTCTGGTTTAAGCATTAATGTAAATAATGTATCTTGCCAATTATTATAGATAGAAATAGCATTAACTGGGCAACAAGCTTTTTCAATAAGTTGGTCAACAGTTAAATATTCATAACCTTTTCTATCAACTTCAATATCAAAAAATGATTTATGTAATTCTGGTGATTTAGCACCATTATAATACTTATGCAAAACTTTATTTGTCAAGTTAAAGTTTAATTCATAAGTTTGAATATGGTTTTCTTCAAAATCTTTCTTCAATTGATATTGTTCAAAAGTATTTCTATAAGTTACTTTTCTTAATTTTTTACCATCAAGACCATTATAATAACCATTTTCATCAGCAAGAAAATATTCAAGTATCAAAGGATAATCTGTTGTAATCCTTTGACCTTTAATTCTTTCAGAAACTAATAACTTATTATTACTTCTATCTAAATATGTTCCTACATACATTAAAAAGTTCCCCCAGATAATTCAATAGAATCATTTTCTCCATGTTCTTCTTCCATTTTTTCACTATAGAACTCTGCAAGCATTTCATAAATAACTGCACCTAAATCTTCCAATTCTTTCATTGGTATTCTGACTTCTTTAAGATTATTTCTTTTAGATTCTTTTACTCTATTAAAGAACTTTTTTAATATTGCTTCCCTAATATTATTCATAAAAACACCTTTTCAATTTATTCTATTTACTTAAATTATAATACCATAAATTATTTTAAAAATCAATAAAAAAATTTTTCAAAAACTATTGACTTTTTTGACAAAAAACACTAAATATATAATGAAGGATGCCAATAAGGGTCTTTCATAAAAATTAACTTGCTTTTTAAGGAGATAATTATGTCAAAAAGTTTATTAACCCTTGATAATAGGGATGTTTTCAAACCATTTGTTAATGATTTTATTGGTTTTGAAAATTTATTTAATCGTATGAATGATGTTTTTAATACAGAAACAAATGATAGTTTTCCACCATATGATATATATCAAGAAAATCAAATTATAGAAGATGATAAAAATTGTTCTCATAATGAATGGCATACATTTATTCGTATTGCTTTAGCAGGATTTTCAAAAGATGAAATTGGTGTAAAATTTGAAAATAATACTTTAACAATTTGCGATAAAGATGTTAAAAAAGAAGAACCTGAAAGAAAATATATTCGTAAAGGTATTGCTGAAAGACATTTCTGTATTCAAAAGACCATTTCTAATGATTTGGAATTAGTTGGTGCTAAATGGGAAGATGGTTGCTTAACTATTGAATTTAAACCAATTAATAAAGAAGAAAAAGGATCTGAATATATTGAAATTCAATAATTCATAAAAAAGAGGGTTATTTTTTAACCCTCTTTTTCTTTCTCTTTTCATAATCAACAATTTTATCAGCAACAATATCAGCAATAATATTAAAAATTAAAGTATATATCATTCTAAAAATTTCTATCATTACATTGACTCAAAAATTGTTTCTATTAATTTACTTTTACTTATAAACTCATAATTATCATTAAAAATCTTATATTTAGTTAATTTATCATCACTCTCAATTAATTTTTCATTTATAAAATACACTTTTCCAGTAATATTATCTTTACATAATAATCTTATTCTATCTTCTCTTATATCTGTTATTACTCCATTTGTTGTTTCATTTATTTTCCATATATCTAAAAATTCTGGTATCTTATACATCTTATAAATCCTTCATTGCTATATACATCATAACAAAAAGTAACATTCCAACTATGATATTTGCTATTATATTTAACATATTAATCTCCTATGAATAGTTGTTTAAACGCTTGCTCACCTTTTATTAAATTACCACAATTGCTACAAATGTTTAAATAACTATTCATTTCTTTATTGAGATTAAATTTCTTACGATTTTTCTGTTCTTTTTTCTTATTAGGAATAACTTTCATACGATATAATCCATTCATATGGAGTTCCATAGCAGATAAATTAATCCTTTTTATGTTTTTCTTTTTCTTCATTTTGTTTCTCCAACAAGTTGATAATGTTATTTATTTTATCTTTCAAATCTTTCACTTCTTCTTTTAATTCTTGTACATCTTCTTGGGTTTCTTTAATTGCTTCAGCAGCTTCCTGAGCCTTATGTTTAGCACTTGTTGCTTGAGTATATGTCCATATACCTGCATTAGCATTAAAAGAAATTGTCATCAAAATTGTTAAAATTATCAATAACTTTTTCATTATTTTTCTCCTTTAAAAATTTCAATAACTTCTTTGGTTACATCAACATCCCAATATCCTCTTTTCCAACCTTTTCCAGACAATTCTTTTAAATCTTCTACCAAAACTTTCATTTTATAGAATGAATCATCTTTAATACAAATCATATTAATTTTATGATCCCAATAAAACGCATCAATAATTTTACAACCATGAACTTCTTTTCCAATAAGAATTCCTAAAGAATGTTTATAAATCTCTTGACCATCGGTATGAACAGCAGTTTCTTTAATTTTGTGACGACCAGTAGCAACTACCACAGGAACAAAAGCAAAAGATGTTGTTGAATAAAGAATCATCATTAATGTCAATAACCATTTTTTCATATTATTTTCCTTTCAATCATTTTATTATAGTTAAAACATAAACTATTTCTTAATGATTGTCAAGAACTTTTTTAAAAATTCGTAATAAAAACTTCTGTTGATTCTTCTGCTTTAGATTGTTTAGCAGCTTTATTCTTAAATGATTCTATTTTATGAACATTAAAGGATAATATTTTATCTATAAAGGGGTTATTTACCCCCTTATGGGATAACATATTAGACATACCCCATTTTATCCCTTTTTTATCCAAATCTATAACATATTCATAAAGTTTTTCTTCTAACTCTTTATTCCAATAACAATTATAACCAGCTTCTGTAATTAAATATGGTGGATCAAGATATACAAATGAATTTTCAGGAATTTCTACTTCATAATATTGTTTATTTTCAAATTTTATTGAATCAAATTCCTTGATTCTTTTAGAATAATCCTTTAACTTCTGAATAGTATTATCATTAATACTTCTTTTACCAAATGTTTGATTAAAAAGAAATTTCTTATTAAATCTCATCATATTATTTGTACAAGAAGAACATAATGAGAAGAATTTAAAAGGATCAATAGCACCTTCTTGATTAAAGGTTTCTCTCATCCTTAAAAATTCTTCTTGGTTATCTTTTGAAATAGTTACTTTATCTAAACATTCTAATATATCTTCTATATTATAATCTCTTAAAGCAATATAAAAATAAATTAATGGTTTAATAATATCATTTGCTATAACATTTTTATATTCAGCATTGATAAAAACACTTCCACCGCCACAAAATAAATCAACTATTGTATCACAATCTTTTGGAAAATACTGGAATAATTCTTCTAATTCAAAGAATTTAGTTCCAGTATAATTAAAAGGTGATTTAAGAAAATCCATTATTTAATCCTCTACTAAAATTATTTTACCTGTAAAACCTTTCATACGAGCAAGATACAAATGGTTTTTATCATCATAATTTACTCCGCGATCTTTAATCTCACTTGTCCAAACAAATGGATAACAATTCATATTATGCTCTATATGATAAAAATAATCTTGTATAGGTTCTTTAATATTGATTTCTATAATATTGATTTTTTTAATATTGGTTTCTTTAATAATGATTTCTTTATTAATGATTTCTTTATTCATTTATATTATCCTTATAAATAGGATGTTTTTCACACCATTCTTTAACCCATTTTTTTCCATACTCATACATTGCATCAGGTATTCTACCATTATGATTTCTCATATAATCTATATTAGCACAAATTAATAAAGCAATTTCATGAGCATCATCTTCTGTTGCACCTCTTGAAGTTATTGCTGCACAACCAATTCTCAATCCTGATGTTTCAGTTTTAGGTTTAGGATCATTTTGAACGGCATTTTTATTAGTAATAATTCCTTGTTTTTCAAGAACTACTTCCAAATCTTTACCAGAAAACTTTTCATCTTTTAAATCAAGTAATATCAAATGCACATCACTACCACCAGTAATCATTTTAACATCATTTTCTTTAAATACTTCAACCATTGCTTGAATGTTTTTCAAAACTTGTTCTTGATATACTTTAAAAGATGGTTTTAATGCTTCTCCAAATCCAATTGCTTTTCCAGCAATCATATTCATTAAAGGACCACCAGACATTTGTGGGAATAATGCTTTATCAATCTTCTTACCCAATTCTTCATCATTTGAAAGAATCAATCCACCACGACCTGAACGAAGTGTTTTTTGAACTGTTGATGTTACAACATCTGCATAAGGTAATGGTGATGGATGCAAACCTGTTGCAACAAGACCTGCAATATGTGCCATATCAACCATTAGATAACACTTTTGAACTAAATCTTTTTCTTCTTCTGGTGATAAAACATTAAATCGTTTAATATCTTCAATTTCTTGATTATATTCATCAACAATATTCCTAATTCTTTCAAAATCAATAATTCTTGGATAAGCACTTGCTCCAATAATTAAAAGTTTTGGATGATATTCATAAAGTTTTTCTTTAATTTCATCATAGTTCAAAAAACCATTTTCATCTAATCCATAAGTTACAACATTATAAAATGTTCCGGCAAATCCTGATTTAAGGGAATGGGAAATATGACTGCCTGAATTAATATCCATAGCAAGTATCCAATCACCAGGATTTAATAATGCTTTATAAACACATTGATTTGCATGCGTTCCTGAATGTGGTTGAACATTAGACCATTTACAATTAAATAGTAGTCTTACCAATTCATTTGCTTTATTTTCTATTTTATCAATAAATTCACAACCAGCATAATATCTATGTCCAGAATATCCTTCAGCATACTTGTTAATTAAAACACTTCCACAAGCATCTATAACATCTTTTGACATATAATTTTCAGAAGCAATTAAGCAAATTTCATTTTCTTGTCTTTGTTTTTCTTCTTCAATTAAATCCATTATTTCCCAATATATACTCATTTACTCTTATCCTTTATAAATTTAAATATAACTTGCCTTATCATATGTAATAGTTACTCTGCAATTAATCATTGAATTTATATTATCATCCGTTTCAAAAGTTAAATATTCTACTTTTGGATTATGCAAAATAATTTTTGCAACATCTCTAATATATCGTTTATGCATTTCACGCAATGTATAAACAATACTATCTATTTTTTCATAATTATTAAGAAATTCTTTAATATAATTACCATAATTACCTACAGTAAACAATATATCTATATAACCATTATTTCCCGTTATTCTATTAACAAAAGATGGATATGTGAAAGATTTAAGACCATATAAATTTAATTTTTGAAAAAGAGTATTATCATGAGAATCTTTAAATTCCAACATTGTATTCTTATGTAATAATGGCATAATTACTCGTTTTTCATTTGAAAAATCAGTTGATTCCTCTGTATGATTACTTATTAAATTTTTTACCATATCATTTTTTACATTTATATAATCTCTTAATACTGATTTATTATCTATCAAACATTCTTTCTTATTTAAACTAATTTCCATTCTTTCCCCTTTATAAAAAATAATCTATGCAAATTTTGCGGAGAAAAAATTTTTAATCTCCGCAAATTATTTTTTATCTACACAATTCACCCTCAACACATTTATAAGGTAATGTTTCATAAGATGTTCTTGTAAAAGTTTTTGGTTCATATACTGTTGTATAAGTTGTATTTTTATACATAACACTAACTGGTGTTCTTACAGTATAACTTGAAGAACAATTATTACAAGTATTAACAACTGGTCTTTCTACATATAATTGTTGTTGTGGAGCAATTTGTGTTTCATTAGCACAACCAACCATTACAAACAACATTAACATCATAAATATTTTTTTCATTTCTTTCTTTTACTCCTATAAAATCCTTTTTCAAAAATCTGTGTTTTAATCAATGATTCAACACCTGCCCTTTTTCTTAAAGAATCAAATTTATCTTTATCATCAAAAGCAAATTCACCAAAATCTGCATCACCATTCATACCTAAATATGAAAATTCAACTTCTTCTTTATCTACTGGAAAAGCAATGATTAAGCTACCTCTTTCACCATACCAAGATAAAGAACAAGTTCCATCTGGTTCAATATTTATTTCAGGGGATATCAAACCCCCTGAAAAACCATTTTGGTAATCAACTAATTTCATCATTGATTTTATGTTCATTTCTGAACTAATCATTAACTGTATCCTTTACTTCATTTTCAACTGTATCTGTTACTTCAGGAGCAACTACTGTTGGTTTTGGAAATGCCTTTTCAAGAAAAGCATTTAACCATAAACTTCCTTTATTTAAAGTTTCTGCCATTAACTTTGAAACTCTACGACCTTTTGTATAGTGACTATAACCTTCACCATCTTTATAATTATATGTTCTACCATAAGCAACATGTTTTCTAACTAAATATTTCTTTTGTCTTTGTCTAATTCTTACTGTCATATATTTTACTCCATATTTTTCTTTAATATTAACATATTTTTTATTATTTGTCAAGAAGTTCTTTCAAAAACATTTGTAATCTAGCATATTGTGATTCAAACAAATTCATTGAACCATCTTCTTTCCAATATTCTTTAACCCATCTCTTTAACTTTTTAACCAAATCTTTATCAGATTTATTAACAAGTTTTCTAACATTAATAGAATTTAATTCGTCTAAAAATTGTTGTGGATTTTCATAAAACTCTTTTACTGTTGTCCTTTCTTTCTCCATTAAATTGCTCCCCATGCTTTTAATAAAAATTCATGTATTTTCTTCATTTCTCTCATTGAATGTTTTTTATCAAGGATATATTCATTATTTACATAACATACTCTTTCCTCAATATCTTCATCATCTTTTCTTTTACCTTTTGGTCTTAATACATAAACACGATTATGTCCTAAATCATTAGTAATTCTAATGACTTTATAAACTCTATTAGTATCTTTATCTTTAATAAATTGACCTTTTTTAAACATTATTCCTCATCACTATATTCACTATTATAATCTTCATAAGCTTGTTTTACAGATTCTAAAGTCATCTTCTCTATATAAATCTTTTTTGCTAATTCTGGGTTATTTAGAGCAGTCTGAACAGCATATTTTAAACACTTATCAAAGAAATCACATAATTCTAAATCATCTTCATGATCAGATAATTTATAAGTATATGAAATCACTTCATCACCATAATTACCACTCATATCTAAACAATATCTATTACTCCATTCTCTTGCTTCATTACCATTTTCAAATTCTTTATCAAATGCTTGATAAAGAACTCTATCTTCAGAACCATCTAAATGCTTTGTATATTCATAAATTTTAACTAAAACTCTTGTCATATTATTTTCCTTTCAATAATTTTATTCATAATTTATGAATAACATAAAAAAAGTGCTTTGTCAAGCACTTTTTTTACAATCTATCATTAAACATTAAAAATGGTGTATCATCATCAAATAAACCACTATTTTCATTAATTTGTTGAATTGGAATAATCTCTCTATCTAAATCATATCTATTCTTTATTTGTAAATACATCATTACAACAATTAAAGCAGCACTTATTAAATCATCATGGCCAGAACTTGCCGCAAAAGATGTTGCTTTAATATCTTTTAAAGAATAGTTTGATAATTGTATTAAAAACTCTCTTGAAAGAATTTCAAGTTTATTCATTTCAAAGAGTATCTTAAATTGTGATGAAGCAGTATGTTTAGTAACTTTTGTTGTTGTAAATCCAACTCTTTTAGACTCATCTTCACTAATTAAAGTACCTTTTTTAATAAATTGTTTTCCATTATTATGTCTTTCAATTTCTCTTAAAGCACATATAAAACCTTCTGCTGAACCATTATTTTCAACACTCCAATATATCTCTGGATACTTATTACCCATACTCTTTATTTTATCATATATCCAATCTATGAGTGTTTTTATTTTAATTATTTGATCATTTTGATTTAATGAATCACTTTTCCATTCAGCAACTTGTTTAAATCCTGGAAATTCAAATACTTCTATTGCAGAAAAGTCTCCTGTAACCCCCATAGAAGTATCAATTCCTATTAAATACTTTTTATATGGTTCAATATCTCTATAAAATCTTATATCATTATCTACAACAAATTTATAAGTAGTATTTTCTAATTCAATAACTTTTTGTCGTAATATCATTGTATCAATTAATGAATTAGATTTACCAACGAATTCACAATTATGAACTAAAATATCATTAGCATAAAACTTATTTCCATCAACATCTAATATATCATATACATAATCAGTTGAAGATGGTTTTATATCAATAATTTCTTTATAACCATTTTTTGTAAATACTTTATCTCCAATGCTTAAATCTCCAGCATTTTTACAAATATTTTCATCAATAAAGATTTTATGGTCAATAGTACAAGAGAGTTTATTATCATCAAAAATTAATTCAATGACATTATCATTGGGAACTTTTCTTATTCCCGAAAACTCTTTAAAACCATCGTTTGTTAAAATCTTATATTTCATAATGGTATTTATGGATGATTTTATTAAAAAAATTATTTTTTAAGCATTTTTGTATAAATACTTTATATAAAACGTTTTATGGAGAATTTAAATATGGTATATAATAAAAATAGTGGTGGAGATATTAGACCTATAAATGGTTATGAATCATTATCTAAATTCGGTACAAAAATTGATTCATCTAATCAAAGAGTTAAATTTACTCACTTAGCAACTCGTTATAGAGTTAGATTTATTGGATTAGGAAGACCATCTAATAATTTTACTGAAAATGGTTGGATTGATAATCCTGTTAAACAAATGTGTGAAATAAAATTTGGTTCTAATGATGATTTAACAATGGATATGAGAGAATTTAGTCCACCTTCTGGTGAATTTGAAGATCAAATTATTGAAACAGTTAATGGACAAATTAAATATCCAGGAAAATGGACTTGGAGTGGTGTTTCATTCAAAGTTTACAATTCATATGATAACATGAACTATAAACTTTTATTTAATCAAATACAAAAACAAAGAGATTTATATGACCAAACTACTGGTACAGTTCCTGAAAATTATAAATTTAAAACTGTCTTTGAACATACTGATGGTCACCAAAATAGTGTTGCTTATTGGGTTATGGAAGGTTGTTATTTAAAGAAAGCTGTTCCAAGTGCTGGTGGAAATAATGGTGCTCATGAAGCAACTACAATTGATTGTGATATGACTTTTGATAATGCTATCTTAATTGATTATGATGGTACATTAATTACTGGTTATGGTGCTACAACAACTTACTTAGATAGAGTTAGAGCAACTGTATATTAATAATCATTATAATAAAAAATTAAAGAGGAGTTAATAACTCCTCTTTTTTATTGACTTTTACAAATATTATTTTTGCATATTATATTTACTCATAATATCTGCAACAAGACTTTTTGCATCTACAGCAGTAGTTTCTTGTGAATGTTCATTGATTAATTCATTAACTCTTACCGGTGATTCAACTGTTTCAACTGGTTGTTGAGTTACTGTTGGTTGAGCAATTGGTTCAGCATGAGTTTCAACACCTGTTGAAACTGCATTTGTTCCTTCATAAGTATATGTAGGTTTAACTTCTTCAACTTTTCCAGGCAATTTAAACTTACCTTCACCATCAAATTGAACATTATTTGGTTTATAGAACTTACCCCAACGATTAACATCATAAGGTTCATCCTGCATAATTGCTTCAAACATTTCTACCATAGCATTTTCTTGTTCAGCATTTGGCTTTGCATAAACATATGTAATTAATGGTGGTAATTCATTATTAGCAAGATAATTCAATTCTTCTTGTGATAATGGAGTTTCTTTACGAGCATATTTAGAAGTAGTATAATCTTTAACTTCTTGTGTTTTACCATTAATATTGGAATTTTTACCAGTTACATTAATAATAAAGTCTAAACCATTTTGTTTATCTGTTGGAGCATAAGCAATTTCTGTATCAGACATAAATGAAGAAATCAAGTTAAACAAATCTTCTGTAACAATGAATCTATAAACCTTATTTCTTTCATATCCTTCAACATCAGATTCCAAGAATCCTCTCATTACATATGTTTTTCTACGTTTAAATTTATTGTAAAGTTCTTTACCAGTATCAGTTCCATCCCAGAAATTACCAATACGCTTTTGAATAACATCTTCATCATTAGCATACAAATATTCTGCTGGTGGATTTGACCAAAGAACTTCATCAAATTTTTTATTAAATGCTGGAATATCTACATATGTTGCTTGATTTAAAACAGCACCAGTAGTATCTTTTACACTATTGAATTTCAAGTTTCTTGTTCTTCTTTCTCTCCAAAAAACATCATTTGGTTCAGTATCATCAATAAAACGAATTCTTACTGAATCACCTACTTTCAAATTTCTGAAATCAAATACTGTTGCTGTGAAATTGTTTGAACTATTTTTAATTTTTGCAGTTTCTGCTGTATATTTTGCTCTAAGAGCATTTAAATCTAAAGTCATAATAAAGTCTCCTATATAATAAAGTTTTTAACATAATAAAGTCTTTTTTATAATAAAGTTTTTTAATATAATAAAGTCTTTTAAAATAGTATAATCCAAATTATAATAATTCAAATTATACTATTTTATTTATCATTTCTAAAGAAAGGGATCCATCTTTTTCATTTTTGCTCTTTCTCTTGAAATAGCTTCTTTTAATTTACGTTTTCTCTTGGCACTATTAGGTTCAAAATATCTTTTCATCTTCAACTCTTTCATTAATTGAGCAGTTTCATGCTTAAGACGTTTCAAAGCACTATTAATATCATTATCAAAAACATAAATTACATTACGTCTTTTTGGATTATACGTTTGCATATTTCCTCACTAAATTTATAAAAGATGATTTATTTCATCTTTATATTATACTAACATATTTATATTATTTTGTCAATATAATTTTTATAAAAAAATAGACCTAAAAATAGGTCTATTTTAAAGGATAAGAAAATTATTTCTATTCCTTTGTAACATATTGTTGATAAGTAATTCCTTCAACTTCTTCAACTGTTGGTTCAACAGTTTTTGCTTCAATTTCAGTTTCTCTCATTGTTGTTCCATAAGGCATTTGAGAAACATATTCAATACCATCAATTTGTTTTGATTCTGCAATTTCTGAATCAAAATATGTCAAAATAACATTATAATCTTGATTTAAAGTATCTTTAATTATTTTTTTAATAATTTCTATTTTATCTTCCGATACAATATCACCAGTTTCTTCATCTTTATACCATAAAGCATCTGGTTGAGTATATGTTAAAATAAAATCAACACTTCCAGGAACTTCTGATGATGAACCACCATTAATCTTAATGTCTGATAATGTTTCTAAACCTTTATTAAGATTCATTGACATAAGCATCCATCTATAATTTGCTTTTGCTTTTTTAATATAAGCATCAGTATTAGCATAAGATTTATTTTTTATAACATCTTCCCAATCTTTATATTGATTAAATGATTTAGGGTCAACATCAGTTAAACCTGTTATTTTAAATATTTTTGTTCCTTTAATCATAAATTTTCTCCAATATCTTATAATATTATTTATTCATTTTTTTATTTTATATTATATATTAGGTGTTATAACATATGTATTAGTTCCAATATATTTTGTTAAATCTATAATTCCATTATCATTAGTTATTTCATAATCAGATAAATCTGGACCATTTAAATCTTTTAATATAACACCACATTCACCATTACCATAATATTGACTAAATGTATTATATATTTTTGTATTAACACCATTAGCATAAGTAAATGGTATATAAACATTCTTTGTTAAAGATGTTCCTGTAAAACAACTAGATCCATCATATATATTTTCAGTATAAATTACAATATCACCCGTTAAATTAGTACAATTTCTAAATGCCCAATCTAAATATCTAACACTATTTGGAATTACAGGAGCATTTTGTAAATTAGTACAATTATCAAAAGCAGATCTTATATCAATGACATTATTACCAATTGATGTTACATTAACCAATTCAGAACATCCATAAAATGTAAAATACATATTAGTAACACTATCAGGAATTATAGGTGCATTCTGCAATTCATCACAGCTCATAAATGTTCTACTCATATCAGTAACACTAGCAGGAATTACAGGAGCATTTTGTAAATCATGGCAAGCATAAAATGTATCAGACATATTAATAACACTATTAGGAATTACCGGTGCATCCACTAAATTATAACAGAATTTAAATGTATTACACATATTAGTAACATTATTATTAATATTAATAGCATTTGTTAAATTAACATCATTATAAAAAGCATTTGACATATCATTATTAACAAAAGGAACATTTGCTAAATCAACTGAATTAAATTGAGATTTATTATAAAATGGAGTATTAATAGTATCTGTTCTTTTATAATTATTTAATATAGTATTATTATCTGGAACAACTATATCAGTATTTGCTCCTAAATATTCATAAAGTAATTTTGTTCCATTACCTAATGTATTATATCTCCATTCTTTTAATTCTAAGTAATCATTAATATCCATTAATAATACACCATTAATTCTATTATTTGGATCCGTTGTATATCCTTCATTAATAAATGCATTATATGTTTTTGTATTAACATTATTTTCATAAGTAAATGGAATATAAACATTTTTTTGTAAAGAAGTATTAGAAAAACAAATATATGCATTTCTTACATTTTTAGAATGAATTATAATATCACCTGATAATTTAGAACAACTAAGAAAAGTTCCTCTCATATATATAACACTTTCAGGAATTTCACTAATATTATTTAGTTCATAACATCTAACATAAGAAAAATTCATATTATTAACAGTATTTGGAATAACTCCCCCATTAACTAAATTATAACAATCACCAAAAGTACCATATAAATTTACAGTTTGAGATGAAATTATAGGAGCATTAATAATTCCATTACAATATCCGAATGTATCACACATATTAATAACAGTATTAGGAATTGAAACTGTTTCTTCATTTAAATTATAACAATATTCAAATGTTCTATACATATCAGTAACACCATTAGGTATTATAGGAGCATTAATTAAATTATAACAACTTTGATATGAAGCAGACATATTTGTAACACTACCAGGAGTTATAGGAGCATTAACTAAACTACGACAATTTTGAAAAATATTACTCATATTGATAAGATTATTTGGTAATTTTGGTCCATCTATAATACTTTGACAACTCGAAAATGTATGAATCATTTCTATAATATCATTATGTATTTCTGGAATGATTGATAATTTAGAACAATTATCAAATGTATAACTCATATTAGTAACACTATTAGGAATTTCTGGTGCATTTACTAAATTACGGCAACCATAAAATGTATGATACATATTAGTAACATTATTAGGTATTATAGGAGCATTAATTAATCTCCAGCAATTATCAAATGTATAACTCATATTGGTAACACTATTAGGAATTTCTGGTGCATTTACTAAATTCCAACACCAAGAAAATGCATCATACATATTAGTAACATTTTCATTAATATTTGTAACAGATGTTAAACTTTCACAATTTACAAATGCATTTACCATAGAATTATTTTCCCAAGGTACATAATCCAAATTTACTGAATTAAGTATTGGTTTATTTTGATATGTTGTATTTCTTAAAGTTATACTATTAATTTCATGAGATATTACCATAATATTATTCCTAAAAATAATTTCATAATATTATTTATCATCACTTTTATTATTGTAAAAAATAATGAGTGTATTTCTACACTCATTATTTAAAGATATTTCATTAAAAATTATTTATTTGGTGTTGTAATATCAATTGCAGTTCCAATATATTCTTCTAATGTTATATCACCATTTACATTTGAATAACTATAATCACTTAAATCAATTTCTTTATTATCCATTAATAATACACCATCAGCACTTCTTGTACTTGATGAATATCCAGCTGATGTAAATGTTGTATAAGTTGTTGTATTTGAACCATTATCTTCAAAATATATATAAATATCTTTATTAGCAGATGTATTAGCAAAACAATTTGTAATATCTGTAATTCCTAATGATTCAATAAATAATTCTCCTGTTAATGACGAACAGCCATCAAAAGTACCAGACATATTTGTAACACTACTTGGAATATTTATAATACCATTTATTACTGAACAACCATTAAATGTGTTGGAAATATCTGTAACACCATTTGGAATAGCAGGAATATTTGGTAAATTATTACAACCATTAAATGCCTTTGATAAATTTGATATAGCGACTGGTAATGTTGCAACATTATTTAATAAAATACATCCATCAAAAGCACCAGACATATCACAAGATACTACACTTGACATTGATGGAGCATTTTCTAATGCTACACAATTTCTAAATGTATTTGCTATATTTGTAACACTACTTGGAATAGTTGAAACACTATTTAATACTGAACATCCATCAAAAGCACCAGACATATCTGTAAATGAACTTGATGTAAATAATGGAGATGATACTAAATTAGAACAATTTACAAAAGTATTATGTAAATTCAAAACAGCACTTGGAATTTCTGGAGCATCATTTAATAAAATACAATTATAAAAAGCACCAGACATATTATTTACTAATGAATTGATTCCAGAAACTTGTGTTAAATTTTGGCAATTAATAAACGCATTTGTCATATCATTATTAACCCAAGCGACACTATTTAAATTAACACTATTTAATGTGGCACTATGTTTAGTTCCATCTTCATTTTGATATGTTGTATTATTTAAAGTAATACTATTAACATTTTTAACCATTTTTAAATCCTCTTTTTAATTATTATAAAATTATTTATCAATTTAGTATTTTTATAAAAAATAATGAGTGTATTTCTACACTCATTATTCATAATTTCTTTATAAAAGAATTAACTTGCACTCCAATTTCTGAATGTAACAGTTGATTTTGTATCAACAATATTATATACAGCAGAAGCTGTTGGATATGTAGTATTTGTTGAAGTATTAGAAACTACATCAACCATATTTGATACTATTTGCATATCACTAATAGCATTAGCAACTGCTGTACCACTTTGAGCATTAGCACTACTTGCATTATATGTTTGATCAACTGTTGGAGTATTTAATAAATCACTATATTCACCAGTTAAAGCAACATTTGCTAAACTATTTGTTAAAGCATATGGTGATAAATCAATAAATCCAGTTAATACATCAAATTTATAAACAGGTTCAGCATCTGTACCAGTATTTACAACAACAACATTAGTTCCAGCAGGATATGTCTTAGCAGTAGAAGAATCATATTCTACGAATCTATTATCAATTGTAAATTCTTCTGACATATTGTAAACATTACCTAAATTGGTAGCACCTGGTGTAGGTAAGTTTGCGAATGTTGAAGAACCAGCTGGTTTATAAACTGCTGAAATAGCAGAAGCAATAGCATTAGCAACTGCAACACCACTTTGAGCATTTGCTGATGCAGAATTATATGTTTGATCAACTGTTGGAACATTTAATAAATCACTATATTCACCTGTTAAAGCAACATTTGCTAATTCAGGAGCATTGATTAAATCACTATATTCACCAGTATGACCAACATTACTAATTGTAGGTGTATTTAATAAATCACTATATTCACCACTAAATGCAACATTTGCAAAAGCATTTGTATATGAATAATCAGCAGCTGTTTCAGAAGCCATTGTACCTAAGTTAGCAATTTTATCTGTAACAACTGAAACACCATTAACTCTAACATCATCAACTTTACCAAAGGTATCAAAATCATAAGTTGTTTGAGCGCCTGTTGAATCAGTACCATAAATTCTATTAGCAGTACTTACTTTATCAACTTTTGTTGCTAAACCAGCATCAACATAAGCAGTTGTTGCAATTTTTGTTGAATTGTCGCCTTGTGTTTGAGTAGCAGCAGTAGCATTTGCACCAGTTAAATCAACAGCGCCTGTAAATGTTTTGTCACCAGTAATTGTTTCAGCACCAGCTAAATGAACTAATGTGCTATTTAAGGTATTAATATCACTTGTTGTAGGATAAGTGGTATCAGTTACCATATATAATTCGTTTTCATTGATTGTACCTGCTTGAACTGCGGCATCATATTGTGCTTTAGTAAGCTTGTTAATAATCAATTCTTTTACACTTGTATCTGTATAATTTGTCATTTTTTTCTCCTAAAAAATTTTTTAGATCCAATTTCTAATAATAGCCGATTGTCTATTTTTATTTATCCATTTTCCTTCATTTTCATTCTCATTTTGTGAAAATACTAAAATTTGGTCATCTTCTACATTAATTAATTCAACATTTGTTAAATCATTTAAAGACATATCACCAACTGATGGAATATTAATTGAAGCACCAACATTTACACCATCTTTTTGTAAATGATATGTATGAGCATATCCTTGTTCTGCTTGTTCATCTTTTGTAATAGTATATTCTGGTAGATCACCCCAAAAAGCATTTGTTCCATCATTTGTTAAAAATTGTCCGTTTGTTTCTGGTTTTCTTTCTGGTAATATACTTTCTTCAATTTGTGCTTGTAATTCATCTCTTACTTCATTTAAATCACTTGTTGAAACAAGTTCATCATTTTCTGAAATTTCAGAATCACCTTTAACATAATATATACCATTTGAATTAATAATTAATTTTTTATTATTTTCTGGGTCACCATTTTCAGCACCAATTGAAACAAATTCTCCATTGTTTTCATCACTACGAACAGCAACAAATACTTTACTATCACCTTTTTCGTATCTAATACCACTACCATTAGATTCATTCCAAACATATGATTTACCATTGACACCATTATCAATTAATGTTTGAACATAATCATCTTTTGATTCACCAGCCATTGTTCCTAATGTTATATTAGCAATTTTATTAGTAACAACTGATGTTCCATTAACTTGAACATCTTCAACTTTACCAAATGAATCTACATCATATGACGTTTGTATAACAACTGGTTCACCAGTTTCAGGATCAATTATAATTTCACCAGTTTCAGGATCTCTTTCATAATCTGTTCCATAAACTTTTCCAGGTTCATCTATTTTATCTAATTTAGATTTTATAACAGGATTATGTTCAAGAATTGATGGATCTTCCATAATTGCTTTTTCTATATCTTCATATCTTGCTTGAATTTTCCAAGAACCACTTGAAGGATCTTCTGGATTAACAGAATATACATAAAGATGCCCATCATCTTTATTATAAACTGTTCTACCATCAAATGCTGGTAAATTTTCTATTGCATTAAGATTATCAATTTTTTCAATAGCAAAATTTTTAATTTGATTACCAAGTAAATCTATATCTACATAAAAATCTTTTTTAGCCATATTTTTAACTCCTTAATTCAAATATGCTTTACCTTGAAAATCTTGATTAAATTTTAATAATACTTCATTTAATGAAATGTATTGTATTTCACATTCAATAATTCTATCATCTGAATCTACTACTGTTACAGATGGCATTTTATTTAAATTATGTTTAAGATAACATTTAGCAATCATTTCATATTGATGACAATTCTCGCAATTTTCACAATTTTCACAATTCTCACAACCACAATTGCCTATTGGATAACGTCTTACAACTGCTTCAATAGGATATTCTGTTGTAATAGAATTTATTACAATTTCATTTATTTCTGTTTCATCATTATAACCTGAAACAACATTTATATTATTACCACCAATAATTTCTACTTGATTATAACCATTTATAGTTCCATCTTTTCCATCTTTACCATCTTTACCTGGAGGACCAAAAATAACATCTGGTTCTATAACAGCCGGACTTTCATCAACAGAAATTGTTATAACTGGTTCCATTGGTGGACAAGGTGGACAAGGTGGAAATGGTGGATAAGGTGGAAATGGTGGATAAGGAGGTGGTGGAGGTGGTGGAAACGGACAACCATTTCCATTTTGATTATAATTTTGAGTATTTTCTTGATTATAATCATTATTACAACAACAATTTACTATATTAGAAGTTCCTGTATTAGTTGAAGATTCATTACTAATATTTCTATTATTAGATATTGTTGTCCTATTGATTGGTTTATAAACTACCATATGTCTATTCCCCCTCTATTCCTTCTACTTGTTTTGGATAAACAGAAAAATATGCTTTATTCTTAAAATTCAATGGTGTTAAATTTGTATTTTTTAATGGCGGTATTACAGTTTCTTCTGTATATTGATCATAATCATTTTGTAAACATAATTTAACAGCATAAGTGTGAATTCCAACAGGAAGTTTATCAGATATTATTGTAGATATTGGAATAATTACTTCTGGTCTACAATGACTTTCAACATATAATTCATATCCAGAAGAACCATCTTCATCAACTGTTCCTTCAGCATATGTTATATTTAAATAAATATAATAATTTCCATTAGTAGGAATACCATTTATTTTAATATTTCCAGTATCACCTTTATACATATATAAGTCATACATACCTTTTTTATAAATTGCCATAATTCTTTTCCCCAAAACATTATTATACTATTATTTATAACTTTTTAGATATTTCTTAATTATATTAATTTACTAATCTTTTGAATAAATAATCATATATAAATATTTTTGAGGAAATATAATAATGAATAATATGTATAAAGTTTTTGGTTGTTATACCGATTTACAATTAAATAATATTTTCAATAAGTTAGACTTAACTGTTACTGAAATGATTAATATGGATGATATTATTGAAAATAATTTATTATCAACAGATGAAAAAAGAACAAAAATTCTTGAAATGTTTTCTTATTCACCTTGTGTTGATAATTATCCAATTTGTGAAGAAGTATTTAATATTGCAAAAGAAAAGGAAAATAAAAAAAGAAAATTAAAAGAGGGCATACTTCCAGCAAATACTACACCAACTCAATTAAATATGAATCAAACAATTGAATTAAATTCATTATTTGAATTAGCTTCAGAAAAATTTAAAAAAGTCAATTGTTCACAGCAATTTTATGATTTATTATCTCAAAAAACCTCAAAAAATATAGCAAATGCTTTCTTTAATATGTTAAAATCTATTCCAGAAGATTCTGAATGTAGATTTGATCCACAATTAACAGTTGATGGTCAAAATTTTGCTGAAATTATTTCTCCATATGTTAATGAGTTAAAAACATTTTTAAATAATTGCAAATCAGAAAGTAAAAAAAAAGAAGTTAATGAAGCAATAGAAGTTCAACCAGATATGTTTAATGGTGAAGATACTTATTATAAAAATGGTATTGAAGCATTAGATTTTGATAATGTTATTGATGCTATGAAAGAAATTGCTCCAAAATTAGATTTTTCAGGAGATACTCACAATAATGGAAAATATAGTATGATTTTTTATCCAAAATCATCTATTAATATGAAAGAAATTAAAAGAATTAGAGAATCAATGCAAGAAAAATTTGGTAAAGAAAATATTTCTGTAAAATTAGCACATTCTCAATATGCCCCTGAAATTAAAAAAGTTTATGTAACATTTATTGATAAAGTTGATGTTCAAGATGAATTAGAAGATGAACAATTAGATGAATCTTTATTATCATCTAAATTAGAAAGTTTAAAATATCATATTGCTGTATCAAACGATACAAAAACTTTAAAATATCTTAAAAATAAATTATCAAAATTATTTAATGAAATAAATGATACAGAAGATAGAAATAAATTATCTGAATTGATTTCTATGGTTAATTCTAAATTAAATAAAACAAAACCAATTGTTGATGAATGTTGTGGTATAGAATCTTTATTAGAACCTTTTAAGCCAACTGTTATTAATATAACAATTAATGATGATGGTTGTTTAGAAGATAATGAAAAAGAATTATGTGCTAATTCTATGAAAGCATTAGCAAGTCATATTAATGATGAAAAGAATTGTTGTGAAGAAAATAATATTGAAAATATGCAGACAATTAATTCTTTATTAGGAACTATTGCAAATTATTTTCATACAAAATTATGTGAATCTACTAATAATGTAATTTATGATCCACAAAAAGAATTAAATGATATTAAACAAAGATATTTAGATAAAGAAATTGATATATATGATGCTACCAATGAAGTTGACAATATAATTGGTGATAAATCAAATGCAGAAGCAATCGTTGATTCTTGGGATGATCCTTCCAAACATGGATTATATGGTATTACAGATAATAGTAAAATGGAAGATGCTATTGAAACTGTTAATGCTCAAATAGATGATTTTGGTTCATATGATGATGAATATGTTAGAAGTATTTGTGAAGATGTTGCAAAAGCAAATGGTGTTGATGTTAAAAAATTATATTACTATGTAACAAATGAAAAATGGTCTGCTTGGGATGAAGATGAATATTATGATGATTTAGATGAAGATACTGTTTATGATCATTCTTGGTATGAAGTTAAAGGTCAAAAATATCCAAAGAGAACTAAAAATGGCGTAGAAATTAAAGAATCAAAAGAAAATTACATTGAAAAAATTCATAATGATTTTTTAAAGGGAAAAATAAACGGTACTGAAGCAATTGAACAATTAGATGATTGCCCACAACTTAAATCTGAACAAATAAGTAATATTGTTGATAAATGGATAGATGAAAGAGATGAAAATGAATTAAATGATATTTGGGACAATGACGAATTTGATGAAGATAATGATGTTCTTAATGATATATTAAGTGATTTAGACAAATACCTTGATGATAATAATAGTATAAATACAGAAACTGTTTGTGATGTTATAGAAAAAAATATGAGAAAAAATAATATTCCAGATGAATCATTTGATGATTTATTTGCAGAAGTTAATGGTAAATTAGTTTCTCATGATATTCGTATGATTGATGAAAGTATCAAAGATTGGTTTAAAAAAGATAATAGAAAATATAGAATAGAAATGGGTTCAAATGGTGGTTGTTTATCTAAAGATAAAAAACATATTGTTGGTGATAAAAATGATGCTTTAATTATATCAGGATATAAAAAAGCATTAAAATTAGCAAAATGGTTAAATGATTATGAAGGAACAACTATTTACCATCCAGTTGAAGTAAATTCTGATTCTGAATTTTATAATGAGTTAATGAGAGAACCAGGAATGAGAAATTCTGAAGCTGAATGGATTATGAAAAAAAATAAATCAGAAAAAGAATTAGATGAAATGTGTTCTGGTGGTGCTTGCTGTGCAGGTGCTGTTGCAACAGTTCCAAGTCCAGTTAAACCAAAATCACCAAAAAGAAAACATAAAAAATCTAAAGTTGATGAAATGGCATTAAATATGTTCAAAAGACAAATTATTGAAGATGTTAATGGGCAAATTAATCTTAATGGCAATCATTATGAATATAAAAATGGTTATTTCTATATTAATGGTGATATAGCAAGAACTAAATCCAAATACAAAATGCTTGAATCTTTAGATGAAAATATTGAATTAGAAACTTTACCAGGTTTTAATTCAGAAGAAATGAAATTATTAGAAGATATTGAAGCATCTGGAAGTGTAGGAAATGAAGATGATAATAATCAAAACAATAATAGTAACAGCAATAATAATGCTAATAATAACAACAATCAGCAAAATACTAACCAAAATATTACTCAAGATAATTTAGGTAATGTTGACCAAAATGTTACTCAAGATAATGATTTAACACCTCAACAAAGACAGTTAAAAAAAGATACTGAAAAAACTTTAGATCAAAGTATGAATTCAGGAAGTGATACAGAAGTTTCTGTAAATCAAGGATTTGATAATAATAATGACCAAGCAACATCTACACAATCTAATACAAATAATATTAAATACAAAGTTATTGGAAAAGACGATTCTGATAAAAATAATATTAAATATATTATTCAAGATCCAAATTCTAAACAAACGATAGTTGTAGATGCTACTAAATTAAGATTGGAGAAATAATATGAAATTAAATAATATAATAAATGAAGATTTTAATGTTGTTTCTATAAAAGGTATTTTAAGAAACTTATCCAATGATGAAAAGAAAATTTATAAAAGAATTAGAAGACAAGAAGATGGTAAATTATTCAAAAATAAATTAGATGATTTTATGTTAAGAGTTGCTAATTCTATGGTTAATAAAGGTGTTATAGGTAGAAGAAAAAACCCACAAGGTGAAATCTACTTTGTTTGCAAGGGAAGAAGAAAAACAATATGAAATTAAATTCCATATATAAAATATTAGATAAAAAAGATTTTATAAATGAAGGTTTTAAATTTTTTACTTTAGATGAAAGATATGCTATTATGAAAGATAATGGTGATATACCAATCCCATTTAATAAATTTAAAACAAAAGAAGATTTTATAATTTTATGCCCAGTAGGATCTAAATTTTATATTTTTAGAGATAATGGGGAATATCATGATATTGGTATCATAGAAACCCATTCTAATAAATTTAATTGCATAGAATATAAAGAAAAAGAATCTGGTGTAGAATGGAATTTTGGTTATGATGGTGTCCTTGATTATATAAGACATGGAAATTTTATTCCATTCTATCATATTAACTATGATTATGATGGTGATGATTCAGAAATTGATGATTAACCTTAAATAAATATGGTTATGAATACAGTTGAAATTAAAAATAAAATACTAAATGATGATGAATTTGCTTCTAAAATAGAATATTTACTATCAAAAACTATTTTAGATAATCCCCCTATTCATAAAACAGTTTTTGTATATAAAAAACAAAAAATAATTTTAGGAAAAAATCAATTATATTCAATTTATGACTTAAATACTAAACAAAAATTATTTTCTGGAATACATTATGAAGAAACTGCAAAATGTATTGCTAAAAATATTAAAAAACCATTTATTTCAGAAAGTATATTTAAAGCAGAATCTGAATTAATAAGATTTAAAAATAAAATAGACTTTATGAAAAAGTCTATTCTAAATCATTATTCAGATGTAAAAATGAGCAAACTATCATCAGATATTCACTACTATAATGTTGCCAAAAGGCAGTTAATTAAGTTACTTAATGAACATAATTAACATTTAAAATTTCATATTCTATATCATTAAATTCAAATGAATCACCTACACTTAAACCCTTCATTTCAAGAGCAAAAGGAGCAGATATAGACATAAAGCCGTTATTAATATCACTTTCATAGATACTTACCAATGTATATGTTATTTCCTTATTTGTATTACAATTTAACAATTTAACAACACTTCCAAAACCAATCTTAATATTATGGTCTTTATTATAAGTAATCATATTAGGATTAAATAATTCACAATCATTTAAGATACTTCTTAAATCTAATATCTTTTTCTCAACACGATTTTGAAGATCAAGTGCTTGCATATATTCTGGTGGAAATTCATCAGAACATCCAATTGGTCTTGTTTCCTCTATCATTTTAACAACATCAACTAAATCATGTTTTAGTAATTTATCTAAATCTCTAGTTAATCTGTCATAACCATTATGTGTCAATAAAACTGTCATATTCATTACCTTAATCCTAAAAACAATTGAGTAAAAAGTTCATTCAATTTTTACTCAATTATAATAGCAATATTTATTAAAAATGTCAAGAAAAATGTTTATTTTTTCTTTTTATTTTTTGTAGTTGGTCTCGTCATATTATTAACAATATTATTAATATGAGAAACAAATTCTTCTGTTTCAGTATATTTTCTAATAATATTATTAATATATTTTACAAATTCATTACTTTTAATTACTTCGTTTGTATATTGTATTAATAATTCATCTGAATAATCATCTATTAACCAATTTACAAATTTATTTTTTAATTTTTTAAACATTTTTTCTCCTAAATATGATATAAAAGTTCTAAACCTTCTTCTACTTCATTTAATTCGGTTCTTTTCTTTTCAACATCTTGTTTTTCTTTTAATTTTGCTTTGGCAATATTTCTAATCAAAGTTGGTTTAATTTTCAAATCACCAGTATATCCTTCATTTAAAGAATCACATAATCCTTTAATATTTTCTTTTAAATGACTTTGTAAATCTTCTAATTGTTGTAATACTTCAACAGCATCATCAACAATTGCTTTAATATTCATTTTTTCTTGTTCATTAAATGTTCTTTCATCAAAAATATTACTCATTAATTTTCTCCATTTCTTTTTTAAATTCTTTTAATTTCTTATTTTTAACATCTTCTGAAATATCAGATACATCAACTTTAAAAATTTGCTTTTCTTCATCTTGATTTTCTTTCAACATTGTTTTACAATCTTCCAATAATATTTGTTGTATATCATCTTTTGATATAGATTTTAATTTAATTATTCTGTTATATGATTCTTCATCAATATTATAAGTATAACCATTGACCATAGAAATAGACATAACATTATCATTTTTTTCCATTGATACTATGTAATCTGTATTAATATAAAAATCATCTAAATCAGATAACCCAGAAATCATACTTTTATATACTTTTATTAACATATTTTTCTCCTAAATCCTTGCTTCAATCCATTCTACCAATTCATCTTCATCAATTAATATAGAAGTATCTGTTTCTACATCATAAATTTGATTTGTAACCATAATCATTACTGGTAAAGATGAATAACCCATTGACATAATTGTATCAGGATTACTACAATAAGCATATTGCATATTACCAAAAGTTTTTTCTTCTTCAAATTTATGTAACAAATCTTGTAACATTTTGCAAGGCATACAAGTATCAGGAGTTCCTAATTCAATAATTGTAGGAACAGACCCATCAACTGATTTAATATCATTTTCTGTATTTAATTCTTTCATATTATTCCCCATCTAATCTTGTTTTTAATTGATCTAATAAGTGAAAATTCTTATTTTCAATAGTCTTATTTTTATCATCTTTATAAACTATCCAACCTAATGTTTTTGAAGAACCATCTTCTTTTAATATTCTTCTTCTTAAAAAATAATAGTTATCTCTTTTATATCCTTTAAGATTCTTAATATATTGTTCTAAATCTTCCATAAAAAATCCTTTTGGTTATTGTATTGTTATTTATTATTATAACACAACCAAAAGGATTTTGTCAACATTTTTTCTAAATTTCAACTTCAAAATCTGGGTTAAATTCAAAGTTTTCTTTATACATTTCATATCCACGAGGATTACAAACTACTCTGCAATCACCAATCATATAATCAAAATTATTATGAACGTGTCCATGAATCCACAATTTAATATTAGGATTATTTAAAATAAATTGTTCAAGATTAGATGCATAACAAGCATTTGCAAATCCATTTAGATATTTTGCATGAATAGATTTTATACTTGGAGCATGATGAGTTATTACCACGACCTTTTTATCTTTAAATTTTTCAACATTTTCTTTTATAAATTTAAAAGATTCATTAAACATATTTAAAGTATCTTCTGGTCTTAATAATCTCATACCAATTCTATCTTCATAATGATTATACCTATAATCATTCATAAATTTAATAGCATTTTGCATATCCCATAATTGAAATTTTTTACCATAAAGTTTAAAATCTGTCCAAAGAGTTGCTCCAATAAAAACAACATCATCAATTATCTTATAATCATTTTCTAAATATGAAACATTATCTGTTAATTTATAATAATCTTTCATACTTTTATGAATATATTGCAAAGAATGTTTATCTTCAGAATAACCACTATGATTTCCACCAATGATAATACCATTTTTCATATTATCATTTACCCATTTAATAGAATCATTTATAGAACCAGATATATCACCAGCAACAATAGTAAATTTATCCACATCTCCTAAACGAAATGGATATTTATAATTTACATCATTATGTATATCTGACATTATTCTGATTTTCATTTTAAATCCTTATTTAACAATTTTTCAACATCTTCCCAATAACACCATTCAAATTTAGAATGTCGTATTAATAAAATATGAGAAGTAAACTTATTCCAATCTAAATCCAACCATTCTTTATTTCTATTATGAGTATAATCCCCACAATATACAATATTTTTATCATTAAGAACTCTAATAACAATATTTTTAGATTTTTTCGGCTCAATATCTTGTGAATACCATTTAACCATAATTTTACCTTTCATACTATTAAAACTATGGTTAGTATAACATATTTTTTTATAATGTCAATAGAAATTTTTATGTAAATTATCTTTTACATATTATAAGGTTTTTGTAAAAGATAATTTACAATTATGATTTTTGAACAGATGTTTGACAATTTATTTGACAACTTCTTTGACAATATCCATTAGAATCAAACCAACTATCTTTTGTTGCAACATATTCTTTTAATCTATTAAGTTTTTGTAAATCATATTCATAATCTGACCATAAAATTGGTCCAGAATCTAAAATGACATCATATTCATCATATTCTAAATTATTATAAGTAAATTTACCATTACCATATGTTTCAACCAAAACATATCCACTATTACCATTAGTTGATGTATTACCATTATCTTTTGTAGCTTGAGCATAACCACCCTTACCATAAGTTTTATATATAGCATCACCACCAGTACCAGTTCCATAATATTGATTACTTAGTTTTTTACCATTATTACCTTTTTTATTAAATGTAGATGAAACTATTGTATATGGTATATTTGGGATTCCACCACCAGTTCCTATCGTATTTCCACCATCACTTCCAGCAATTCCCCCATATGAATAACATTCACCAAATCTTGTGTTCCCTCCATTAGTTCCTGCTAAATCTGATCTATATGACATTCCCCTTCTTACTGCCTTACTCGTTCCACCTTTTCCAATAGAAATATTATAAGTTCCTTGATTTAATTTTAATATACAATCAAAACCTGATCCAGAACCACCACCAGCTCCTTTTCCACCACCTTGTATTGATCTATATTGTGCAACACTACCACCACCAGCACCTATACAGATAACTCTATAATCACCTTTATCTAATGTTAATGTTGTAGTAGCACCACCAGTACTTGATTCGTATAATTTACTTTGAGTTAAATTAAATCTACCAATACCAACTTTATAAAATTCTTTATTATCATTAAGTTTATATACATTAATATCAGTATTCACTTTATTTTTATCGGTATTTAATATATATATTATATCATTACCATTTTTATATGGTGTGTATTTATTTATATTTTTTATAGGTTCTAATGATAATTTCATTTTTTGATTTATATCATATGTAATAATGTGGTCATCTACAGGAAATATTTTACCATCAGATATTGTTTTAACTTCTAGTAAAAATGCTAACGGATTAATTGTAACATTTTTATAATTTTTTTCTAATTCTGATTTTAGTTCAGAATATTTCTTAGCAGTTGTTGATTCAGTTGTTTTTTCACCAAGTATTGAACAAGAATCCTTTGTTAATTTTGTTGTTGAAGATAATTTATTATATATTTTTTCTAATGCTGTATTAAATTTTCTTCTAATATTATTTTCATTACCAAGTGTATGAATATATGTAGATTCAACATCAATACCTTCAACTAAATATCCATAATTACTTGATTTTAATTGACGTATTAAAAAGAGACCATTTTCACCTTTATAACATAATGAATATGATGTGCTTGGATCATATTCTCCACCTTCTTCTCTTACCCTAGCATCACCACCTTTTCCATATTTTATTTGTGTTCCAGATTGATAATTCCATACATATTTTGTATATTGAGAATCAGATAAAGGAGCATCACATATTTGCCAATCAGTACCTCTACCCATATATACATGCTTATTTTTTGGTCCATTAGCAGAAATAATTGTTTTAATTATATAACTTCCTAATTTATATGCACCACCATAAGAATCCCAAGTTACAATTTTACTTTTCTTTTTACGCTCAAAACTAGCACCTTCTCCACCATAGCATATTCCAATTAAATTATTATTAAAATAAACTGATGAATCACCACCTTTTAAAGTTCCATAATCTCCTCTACCAGCACTTCTCATAGGTAATGGATCAGAACCTTCTCCAACAGAATAATTTATTGTCCCATTAGTAGGAAAATATACATCAATAACAATAACACCTCCCGATGTTCCAGAAGAAGCCCCAAAATCATCTGTTCCTGAATAAAAAGTTCCGCCAGAACCAGCACCAATTAAAACTATTTCATAAAATCCAGCATTTATATTAAATGTTTTGTTAGTTTGTGGCGTTGTAATTATTTTTGTTGTAAAATCACTTTCATTTTTAAAACTTAAATATTTTTTATCACGATATTTTTTATCAATAGTGGTAGAAGTTTGTTTTTCATTTTGATATGGATAACCAGATGCCGTAGGATTATCTATAATTAAATTAATACCATTAAAATTTTTAATTACATTATCATAATCACTTCTTAATTTGTTATATCTATCTAATGTTAATTTATTTTTTCCTGAAAACAAATTTTCATCTTTAGCATCATATCCCATATCATTATTCCTAAATAATATTATAATATTATTTATCTAACTGATATTTTTCTAATACTTCATTAAAAGTTGCCCAAGTATTTGGAAATATTTTATCTTCATTTTCTTCTAAAAATAACCCCAACCCAAGTAATTTTTTAATATCACCATTTTTAACATAATATCCAAAAAATTCTGTTTCAATTATATTTGGATTATTTTCTTCAATAATATCATGCAAATGCATTAAAATTTTACTATTAAGAAAAACTTTTGATAAAAACTCACATAAATCCTTTTCTTTATAATACTTTAATTCAATGATTTTATTTCTTGCAACATTAAACATAATTCTTTCAATATTACATTGTGTTGCGTTCATCATATTTGGATCACCATTTTGAGTCCAATTTTCTGATGGACAACCACCTTTACAAATAACATTTGCTTGGCAATATTCACATTTATAAGTTTTTGATTTTCTTAAATTATAATTAAATGGTTGTTTAGCACCAATCTCATCATTATCTATATAACCAATTCTTAACAAATAATTTCTATCATCTATTAAATGTCTTTGATGACAAGGCATTATTTCACCAACAATACCAATAGAACAAGTATGACAATCACCAGCAGAACAAACCTTTTGTTGTTTTTTATTACCTACAAACAAATCTTTATCAACATAATCATCACAAAGTTTTATTTTAACAGGATTATTTTCATTCCATTTATTAAAATATAAATCCCAAACATCACTTAATCCCTTTATAAGATTTTCATAATCCTTTTCTTCCCAAATAGTATCTCTAACAATTACAGGTGAAATTGTTTTAAATCCTAAACTAATAAGATGTTCAATATCTTTTACTAATTCTTCACATTTAATAGGCATTACTGTCATTCTTGCTTCTAATTGTTCTCCTAAATCATTTTCAAACAATTTTTTAACATTTGTTTCTACTAAATCATATGAATTATCACGATTTCTATCATGTGTTTCTTTTCTACCATCTATTGAAATCAACATATGGATATTGAAATCTTTAATATATTGTATCATTTCATCTGATAATATTGTTAAATTAGTTGTTATACCAAAAGATATATCATAATTTTGTTCTTTACAATAATCTAAACAGAATTTTATACAATCCCAATTTAATAATGGTTCTCCACCATAAAATGAAATATTAAATTTTTTATCTGAATTACATTCCAAATGATTTTTATAACATTTATCTATTGCTTTTTGAGCAATTTCATTACTCATTAAACCTTTTTTAGTAAAAGCATAACAATATTTACAATGTCTATTACAAGCATTGCTAACATTTAAAACAATATTATCTAACTTATAAAAATCATTAAAATTCATTATTCTATTCCAAATTCTTTTATATCTTCTTTAAATTGCTCATATAAATCATCAAATAATACTGGTATTCTCTTATGAAATTCATTTAAAGTCATTAACATAATTTGTCTAACACTTGGATGAGCAGCTTTAGCACATCTTAATCCAAAAATATGTCTCCATTCACGCATATTACATTTCAAATTTATCTCAGTTTTTAAGCTGTGTGGCAAAAGCATTCTCATTTGATCTGGTGTACAACCTAATTTTGCCATTTCATTATATGCTTGCTCAATTTCTACCATAGCATTATACCAAATGGCATATTCATCAGTATTATCTTTAATATTTACTGGTTTAATGAATGTTATTTCATTTCCAAACTTATCTTTTGAATAATTACAATATCTTGTTGATTCAACAGCAAATGAACAATGTCTATGTCTAGTAATATCCTTTAAAACACCAGTATCAGTAGTTAATTTAACATGAACATCACCAAATTCTAACATTGCTGTATGGCCCATTTCAATCAATTTATTAATCATTTTTTCAGCAGATGAAGTATCTTCAGTTATACTACCTTCAGTTTTATAGCAAGTTCTTGCAGCCCTCTCAATAGTCTTTAAAATCTTTTCTCCATTAACATCTGTAATAATTTCAACACTTGGTTCAACAATTTTAACCATTATTTTATTCTCCATATAATTATTTTCTATTATTATACCAAAAATGAACTTAGATGTCAATATCTAAGTTCATTATATCAAGAATGTGCAACTAAATTTTAAAGGAGGAAATTGTTTTATTCAAAAGAACTTACAGAATCAACTCTAAAACGTCTCCAAGCACCCTTATCAGTATCCATAACTGTGATAACATCAGCAGTATCTCTACTTACAGCATCATCCTCATAGGTTTCACCAAGAGTTTCTTTCAAAACCTTCGGTTGCAAAGTGCAATTCATTACACGATTTTCACCATTTTTCTTGGTAAAAGTTACTTTGCAAACATTCTCATGCAATTTATTCAACATTTCATTACGATTCATCATATTTTTATCCCTTTCATTAAAGTTAAGTTTCATTTTACATTTACATATTATCATAAAAATTTTGAATGTCAACAACTTTTTTTATTTTTTCAAAATTATTTTTCATTCATCATCTTTACAGACATAATATAACACATAATTTTTTCTTGTCAAGAACTTTTTTGAATTTTTTTTCTATTTAAATATACAACTTCTGGTATTTTAACATCTTTTATTTTATCATTAGTTGTATTACTAATTTCTTCATTATTATCTTTATAATCATTACCTGAATTATATCTATTTAAAATGTAATTATTTATCTTGTTTTTATTATTATCTGATAACCAACTTCCATACCACATTTTAAATATGTTTTTTCCTTCATCTTGGGTACGAGTTTTATGATGATCAGAAATCCTTATTTTCCCTGTATTTCCATTTTTTAAAACAAAATCAATATATACAGATAATGATTTATAACCATTTTGTGTATTTGTAAAAGAATTATTACTTTTAATTGATTTTATTAATTTATTTCCTTTTAAAAACTTTATAATATCATTTCTTAAACAATTAATATGATATTCAACTTGTCTTATATAATAATATAATTTCTTTTTATCATTAATAAAATCTTGTTTAAATAAAGGTAATTTAATATCAATATCTGGATTTATAAGTAAATCATAATAAGTATTTTTAGAGGGTTTTAAATCCTCTAATAATAGTAAATCTTCAAACTCAAATAAATTATATAATCTCATAATACTATTTATAATAAAAAAGAGGAATATCAAATAAGATATTCCTCAATGTAAGTCTAATAAATCTTACTATATTCTCTTTTACGATAAAGTGGATGATATTATGTCAAAAAGAGCAACCTTTTAATATCTGTGCATAACCACTTTATAATACTCCGTAGAGGATAATGTTTCTCACACTTTTTAATTTACTCCAATTGAATCAAAACCATTATCAAAACTCATTCAATCATCATCGTATATATTATTTATAACACATAATTTTTAATTGTCAACTATTTTTTTAAATTTTTTCTTCTTTAACTTTTGTTAAACCATAAAAAATTATCACTTCACATTCATCTCTATAACGACCTTGAATACGACCAGATTTCCATATCAAACGACCTTTTTTCATACCACAAAGAGTATCATAATATTTTCCATCATCCCAATGGATTACAAGTCCTTTCTTCATCTTCTTTAACTTATCTGTTTTTATCTTAAATGTCATTTTATTAACCTTTCATTAATCATTTATCTTTTGATGATTATAATATAATGCATAATTTTTAATTGTCAAGAACTTTTTAAAAAATTTTTTATAATCTTATATGTTCAGAAATAAACTGATTTAATTCATTTTTTGATTCTACAATTTTCCAATCATTATGGAAAAGTGTTTCTAATGAAATAGTAGAATTTCTACCTGTCCAATATGGTTTTCTACGATCATCATATTTTAAATCTAATTCTAAACGTTCTACAAACATTTTTTTATAACGATATATATTTACTCCATCAGTAAATATTTTACCTTTCTTAATATCTTTGATTATTTCTTCAAACTTCATTTTATTAACCTTTCAACAATCATTTATTATGGTTATACATTAAATCATCTCTTAATGATTGTCAAGAGTTTTTTTAT